GGACAAAAGGGGGGAAGAGGAAACAAGGGGGAAAGGGGACAAAAATTTTAAAGCCATTTCCGAAAGTGATAGTCGAAGCGTTTTTTCGTCTCAATCAGCCCTGCGATTGGACAAATAGTCGTTGGTATCCGCTCATCTAGCTGCTATCATCGCGGGAAATGCGTGTAAGAGCCTGTCTGCCGCGTTTTTCTGATTGACCCAATAACTTTTATGCCTGACCCCCAAAAGCCGTTCTCCGCACTTCTGCATCGGTCTAACCGCATGGTCTAGTTTGAGATATACCATCAGCATCAACGGAGAGCCGTCTACGAGCGTCTGTGGAGCGTTTTTGTGATTAAGTCGATAAAGTTATCATCTAGCATCTAAAACGTCTTAAAACAGGCTTTCTCGTGGAGTTGGCAAAACAAAAGACTGCCATTGCTGACAGCCCATGTGCTCAATCCATCCAAGTGTACTCTTGGAACCGTTGAATCTGCTTGTTAAACGTGATGGGAAGGTCGCCTATCTTACCTTCCTTGTTCTTGCTTAGCCGGAACAGATACTTGTCGGGGTTGTCGCCGGACAGAAGAATAATAGCATCAGCGTCCTGTTCAATCTGTCCGCTCTCTCGCAAGTCAGAGTTGGTGGGCGTTGCTCCGGGCTTGGATGGGTTTCGATTGAGCTGTGCCAGTGCCACCACGACAATGCCTGTGGTCTGTGCCAGCTCGTGCAGGGCAATGGATATGGAAGTAATGGCAGCATATCTGTCCTTTGCGCCTGTTTCGTGGATAAGCTGAAGATAGTCTACGAAGATGACCTGAGCCTTTTTACGGAGAGCCTGAGCCTTCATCCACGCCACATTCTTTCCGGCAGCGGAGCGGATATATAAGGGCATCTTCATGTTTTTTGCCTGTCCGTCAATCTCATTCAAGCTGACCGCCTTATTTTTCACCGTGTCCAGAGGGCAGTATATTTGATTAGCCATCAGACGCGCGCCCAGCTTGCGTTTGCTGGTTTCTAAGCTGAAATAGTACACGGTGTAGTCCTGCTTTGCCATGCTTGCTGCTATTTGCAAGGACAGGGCTGTCTTGCCCGCAGACGGTCTGCCACCGATGATGATAAAATCACCCGGAGAAATGTGCAGTGCTTCATCCAGACGCTCTAGGCCTGTCTTGATATACACAGGCTTCTCGTCCATGTGAAGCACATAGTCGTTCAGCACATCCTCGTATGTCCACGCATCTTCTTCCTCAGCTTTCAGGCTCATCGCTTCGCCCATCTGCTGGTAGATGTCTGATAGATCAGAATAGTCGGTAAGCTCGCTGGTCATCTGAAATGCCAGACCTTGTACACGAGTGAGTGCAGCTTGTTCTCTGATAAGCTGCACCCAACGCTGCATCTGCTCCCTGTCAATTCGTACACACTCTGATTCACAGGTTTGTACACACGCCAAGAGCGTCTGCGCTACGTCTGGATGCTGCGTATTTATCTCGACTATATCTATCTTACCCCTAGCCGTCCAATAGCCCTGAACAGCCGCAAAAGCGTCTCTCAGCTCAGGTCTGAACAAGTCAAGTTCAAAGTCTGGTATGATTTCATCCACGACGCCCGGCTTGCAGAGCATCAGCGCACCGATAAATACCGTTTGAACGTCCATTGTCATAGTCTAGGAAACTCCATCTCCGTACTTTGATCGTACTGGTCATCCTGTTTCAATGCGTAAATGTCTTGCCACCCAGCATAGATGCTCTGGTCGAGAATGGCTTTCCAGTCGTGCCGATCAAACTTTTCCAGTTTGTTGCAGAGCATCTGTTTTGCCCGGTCTGTCATAGGCTTCTTGATTCTTGTACGCATCTGTGCGAACTCTCGCAGTGATTCCAGCAGGGCTTTATCGCCATGAGCAAAGTCGGAGAAGATGTCAGGTTTCTTCTTGACTGCACTCTCCGGTAAGGCCTTGACGTTCGTCTGACTGTCAGTTGATACGATAGGTTCATTGTCATCTGACCTTGAGCTCATAGATGAGCTGACCTTCATCTCATTTATGACATGAGGATGAACCGACTTCCGTGTATGCCATCCTTTTGACGCAATACCGCTTCTTTTCCACTCTTCATCGAGCAGATGCTTAATCAAAATGAAACAAGATTCTGCTTTTTTTGAGTTCAAAGTTGCGTCTTTTCCTTCAAAAACGTATGCACAGATTGCATCGTAGAGTTCCAGCTTCTCTTTACTTTTGAGTGTGGAGATGGCTTCAAAGTAGTATCGTTGGAATGTAAAGCTGTCTCGTTTTTTGACCATACTCAGTCCTCTTTGTAACGTTTGTTCCATGCTTCGATGGCTTTTTCTTCACTAATCGCATCAGATGTCTCAACTCCACAATTATTGCACATCACAAAATAAGTCATACCGTATCCAAACGGACGAATCAATTCTATTTTGGGCGGCTTTGCACCGCAGAACGGACATCTCTTAAGTTCTTCCATCTTTAATCCCCCTCAAAACAAGCACTCAGCGTCAGATTCACGAAGCCATCCTTCGCCCGGAATATTGACTATCTCATAATACTGCCGTGCAACGTAGATTGTTTTCTGCCCATCCTCAGCAATCAGGCCGACAATCAGATAGTTGCCAGCAGCCATAAAGAACCAAGGGTTGCTCTTGTAGGTCTCGCCCTTCATCCAGTTCTTCATCCTGTTCACGGCTTTTTCAATGTCCTTGTCGGGGCAGTCCGGGTTGTCGTACGCAAAGAAATCCTCAGGAAATTTAAGCTTTTTCACTTTCTAAATCCCTCTCTCGTTCTCGTGATTCTCTTATGCTCCTTGACAGGCCTTGCGCCTTTGCCGTACGCTGGGCGGATATGTTTTGCCTTGATATATCCACAAGGCGGCTTCGGCCCAAAGTCGAAAAAGCTCAAGTCCATAATGATGATGCCAAACTTCTTGTTCGTCATATTTACTGCTCCTTACGCATACCATTTCGGTGCTTCGTCAAAGATTTCCACTCCTTTTGCAAAGCCCAGCTTTTCTAAGGTTTCACACATGATGCCGTCCATCATGCTGTGAACGATTTCTTCATCATCACCGTACTTTTTGTATGCTTCCTGCATTTCTGCCGTGAATGCGTCAACCATATCTTGCGTAACAACGATATTGTTTTTCATAAGCCCTCCTACACCATCGGAAACGCCATCCAATGCGTCACCGTCACATCTTTTGGCAGTCTCTCGCCTATCTCATCCCAGAACTGACCGTCTGCGTAACAGCCAAGGAAGTAGGCTGTCGGCGAGATTCCTTGCAACATTTTTCCATCTTTATCACGCCACGTTGTCTTAGCCGCAAGCAACAAAGGCTGCGTTCGATCTCGTGGCGGTTCGCTTGCTGGATGCCAAAGTGTGTTAGCCATTTTTATACCCCGCACCAGCAAGAACGATTACATATCCAATTAAGAAAATAGCAATATTGATAACCGCACAAGCAACAACCTTGATAACGGTGCTATCAATATATTCGTCCAAAATTTCCCAAAGGATATATCGTTCAAACAGATAAATGGGAGATACAAACAACATACCAACCATCGTTGTCAAAACGATGCCTAAAGCGATCTCATATATCGGCATTGACATTTCTCCTTTCAATCTCCGTCCCACACACCGTCAGGACGCATCTTTGCAAACGCCAGCAGACCGCACAAGGCACGTTTGGCGTTGCCCTCTGTGGCGCGCCAGTAGTCGCTATCGTCTACATCGTCACCTAGTGCAGAAATAGCCTTGCCAGCAGAGAACTGCTTGATGCCCATGCAAAAGCAATATTCGGTGGTGCAGTAGAAATTCATCCGATTTTCCTCCAACCAATTAACTCGCAGACACCAATCGTTACAGGGTCGCATCTGTGAATAACTATGTCCCCTGTTCTATATGCGTTGATAGGCGGTCTGTAGACAAATCCTTTTTCTTTTGATTCAAAAACTCCATCGAGAATGTTCTCCGGCAAAATTAAAAATCCATCAGAATCCAAGATGGCATCGCATTGCTTGCATTTATAGACGCAAACTTTTTTCATATTTTCTGTCCCCTCTTTCCCCTGTTGAACCGCCCGATCACTCGCCTATATTCTGCATAACACTCCGGGCACAGGTCGCCTGTGTCCCTGCGCCACGCCCAGTCCTTGAAGTATTCGTCAAGGTTCATCATCCTGCCGCTTAGAATCGCTCCGCAGCGGTCACATACTCGCTTGTGATAGATTCCTCTGTCAGTTTGCATTAGTCAAAATACTCCTCTTCCAATTTTAAGTCGCGAGGTTCAAGATAATAGTTTTTGCCTTTGTAGTTGCAAAGGTAATACGTTCCATAAAGATTTTCGATTCTCTTGACGAGTTCTACTTTTGCTCCGGCTGGAATCCTCTCTTTACCTTGAGCAATATGCGTTTTCCAATCTTCGTCCTCTAACTCTCTTTTCGTAACAAAAACGACCATTGCTTATTTTCCTCCCCCAACATCCTTAAACAGGATTTCCTTATTAGCTTTCCAGTCTTTGATTTTGCACGGAATGTCCGTGCCGGGCACGGTCTTTTTTAGACCATCCATCTGCCAGACGTTCCATGAGATGATAGCAGCCATGTTGCGAACCTTCCCAGCGTCAGGCTCTATGCCGAATAGCCACTTAAAGTTTTCTCGCCATGTCAGGAGCATATTTGCTCTTGCAAGCAACAGGCTGTCACCCTGCCACTCATAGCCGTATGTAGTCGTCGCTGCGTCCTCTGCCACATCGTGCCATGTCCAGACATTCCAATCAAACCAGTTGTTTACACATTTCAGTTTGCGGTCAAATAGTCCTTTCCGTTTTGGTACTGGAATCTTTTTGCCTGTTACCGTGTCGTATCGGTTCACAAGGAATGGTGCTTCTCCGCAGGTGATTTCAAGGACTGTCGAATGGATGTACTTGATAGGCTCTTTCTTCATATCGGGCATCGCACCGTTTTCTTCGCCCATGTCTATCATCTTTTCGCAGACCCAAGAAGGAGTAAAAACCTCTGCTTTTGCTTTGGTTCTTTGCTTCTGCTCATCCAGACGCTTGAGAACTCGTGGCACTGGCGGGCACTTCTTGATTTGTTCTAACGTGATTTCATTCGCAAAGCCTGCGCCTAGTTCAGGCGGCGGCTCTGTCGCCCATATGATGTTTTTGCCGGTAGTACGGTCTTTAAGCAAGATAAACAGCACCGTTGAAAGAATCGGGTCGGAGAAGTCAACCAACCGTTGTTTCATTTTTCGTCACCTCTCTGTACTCCACGTCAATCCCTTTCGGCAAAGCCGTCTGGTACTTCTGAGCAAGCTGCTCTGCGCTCTGGGCATCGCCCAACGGCTGTTCCGGCGGCGCAACGGTGACTTCCACGTTGTCGCGCATACCAAAGTAGTTCTTGGCTCGGAAAATCCACTCTGCCGGGTTTTCCTGACCGTACATACCGTTGTACGCCCACATGGACTGCATTTGCAGAATCAGCTTGAGGATGTACTTCTGCTGTAAGCTATCGTCACGGCGTTTGCCCGCCATAATCTGCTTCAGGCTCACCCATTCGATGCCCAGCACCAGTGCAATCCATTCGACCACAGGGGATATTCTGGCTTCGATGCAAGCATCAAAGAAGAAGTCAAGGCGCTGTTGCACTTCAATCGGGTTGTTCATGTCCACGCTCGGAAGGTCGCCAAAATACTTGGCAGCAATCATGCCGATGACCTTCTTGTCCTCTTCATCACCGATTCTCGACTGCAAATCGCCTGTGTTCAGCATCTTAGACCTCGTGATTGCTAACTCCTGTTGTTCTTTCACCTTTTTACTCACCTGTGAGCGGATAGATTTCCGTTTATTAAGCATCTGTTGTTTCTTTTTCTCTCGCTCTTTCTCACGCTTCGCAGCGGCTTCTTCTTTCGCCTTTTGCGCCCGCTTCTCACGCTTTTTCTTTTCAGCTTCGGTCAGCGGCGGTCTGCCACGACCACGCTTCGGGGGTGTTGCCAAGAGTTATCACCTCGTTTCGGTTTAATAGTGAACAAGTCTATCGCCCATGTAATCTAAGGCTTTTGACATATTGAGGACGGCACAACATTTTTCGTTTGACATCCACCAAGCGCACTTTTCTTTCTCGCATACGCACCGACCAAGCGGATTGCTGGTCATCTTCATCGGGCAGTAAAGTTCGTTGTCCATTAGTACTCCTTTTCGATATGAACCCTTGCAACGCCGACCATCGCATCATCGAAGCAGCTCATAATCCTGCCGTTACGGAGCGACACGCAGTTATATATAGTGCCGTTGCAAAAGATGGGGTTGCACGTAATCTCACTTGTCTTCATATTAAGTTCGCCTTTGTAGTAAAACGGTTCTCCTTCCTTGAGCGAATCAAAACGAACTCTCTGTTTGCCATGCTCTCCACGAATTTCCATTTTTACCTCCCAAGAAATACAAACGCCCACTTCATCCATTCGGGGATGTTTGCGGAAAACAAGCCCTTATACATAAAGATGGAAAGTACGATAGACGAAACTGCCACGACTGCAATAAAAGCGATCACAACGCCTTGCAGAATGGCAAACTTTCTACGGCTTCTTTCCATCCTCTTTTCAATGTCATATCTGTTCATGTTTTTACCTCCACCCCATCGCAACAGCCGTACAAGCGGCCAGACACACGTTGGCGAACAGCCAGACAAGCATTGCATGACGTTTTTCAAACAAGTTGTCTGCCATGTTTTTGATTGTCCGTTCGGACTGAACTACCACCGCCAGCAGGACTAGGCAGACCAGCCAGCGAGTTGCAAATTCAAACATTGTTATCATCCATCAAATCGTCCATGCTTAATTGACCACTGATGTTGTCATCTTCCATCCACCAGCGAAAAACGTCCATGCCGGTCTGCCAGTCGCACGGTAAACCTTTTCTTTTCTGACATCAAGCATTCGTTCAAACGCTGAGATGTACATTTTCTCGTAGGCAGGCCAGCGCATAAACTCACGCTGTTTGCCCCCCTACCGGCCATAGGACAGCCGATACAGCCAACACGCTTCTGCCCTTCGCAATACAGCGGATTAACAGGTAGGTGTTCGCTATGCGTGTAGTCCCACACATCATCGTCAGACCAGTCCACAATAGGATTGACAGTCATCTTGCCCTTGAGGTTGCAGGTCTCGAACAGTTGTCGCTTTTCATCGTTGTCGCCCATAAGAATGATGCGTTTTCCCTTGTCACGATGGCTAAACTCCATCGTTCCACGGTTTTTCTTTCTGTTTGTTGATTCAGCCCAGCGAACGCCGGTAGCGATAAATCTATCGCGGCCAGTATTTTCTTTGAGAATGGCACAGCAATACCGTACAAGTCTTGTCGGCGGCATCAGCTTTTGCGGAATCAGTGTCCACACGGACACAGGTTTGTCCTTGTATCGTGGCATGACGATGGAACATTTTATTCCACGCTCTTCCATCGCCTTGAACTGCTCACGGATAAAATAGACCGTCTCCGGCGCATCTGCTGTGGTATGGCTGTTGACCACCTCGAAGTTGATTCCTGCACGTTCAGCCAGAGCTACGATCACTTGTGAATCCTTACCTCCAGAGTATGTGACCATGAGTGGTTTCTTGTACCGATGCTCAGACAGCCGTGCAGCGTCCTGCAACCTTGCGATAGCAAGATGTTCCTTATCCATCAGCTCCACCTTTCTCTCAACTCTTTTTCGACCTGTTCTGACTTTGCTGTGATGTAATCTGCAAACTCGTCAGGGGTCATGTCCTCTTCTTTGAACTTGCCAACCATCTCCCAGTCCCTGTCACCAATGCGGATGATTTTCTGCACCTGTTCATCGGTCAGGTCTGCATCGCACCGAAGGTTTTGAATTAGTGCGCCCCATGTGGCAGCAATGCCATCCAGAGCCATGCGAAAGCCATACAACTGGTTCTGCCGTGCGATTTTGCGGAGGTTGGCTGACATTGCCTGTTTGCCATTCGAGGGGCGGTTTCTGCGCTTACTCATCTTATTTCTCCTTTCAATAAAGGTATCGCCATGCAACGATTTTGGAATCGCTTGCAACCCATTCTCCACTACTTTGAAACCAACGCTTGTCTGCGTACTTGCGATATGCAAGGTCAAGATCGCCGTTTTCAAACTTTATTTCGACAGCTTCACCGCATTGCGGTTGAACATTCATGCTGTTCCACTTGTTTTTGTTTCCAGTGTCGGGCTTCTGTTCATCAGGTGTTAGCCAGTCGTTCAGTTGCTTCATACAGGACGGGCAAAGTTGAATCGCCCCTACTTGGTCATCGCATCTCCATTGTTCACCAGATGGAGTGTTATCAATAAAAATCACCGCATTTGATTTGCGATTTCCATTCACATCAGGAGGTGTATAGTTATAGATTTCACCGCATCGGTCGCACTTAAATACCATTGCCATGCTCTTTCTCCAATCTCTTTAGCAGTCCATCCACGTCATACCGCCAATGGACACGCAGCCTTTTTGCTTTGACCTCTATCCCCTCTTGCTCTGCCCACTGCCAAGGGATGCTCTTGCGGTTCTCGTTGTAACGGAACGCCAGAACCTTGCTGGCGGGGATTGCAAAGGTGCGGTTGACCGCTCTGTAATTGACTATCACATGGGCGGTCTGACCGCCATACCCCATTGCATCCACCATGTCAGTGATGTGCTTTTCCTTGCGGTACTTGCACTTTGCCTTGTCATACTTTCCGAACACCTTTTCCAGAGGGATAGAGGGCGTTTCGATGGTTTTCAGCTCAAGCAGGTGGTTCATCGGGTATCGGTACACAAGGAAGTCGCAGATGTTGTCGATGGAAAAGGACAGGTTCTCATTGCCACCGTAGTAGGTGGCAGCACTGTCTTTCAGGCGGTAGCACCACGCATCGGATGGGACGGATGCCTTGAAGTCTGCTTCAAACTGTTTGCCGGTGTTCATGTGTTGGCCTCTGGCGGTTCGGGAATATACCTCCAGCAATGAATTTCTTTAGTTTGAATGTCTCGTCCACTATAACCTCTCTCCAAAATTGTCCAAGATTTGTAGCCTGAATCATAACAGCCAACTACTGCTTCTTCGTGAAAAATATTTTTCACCACAAACAAAACTCTTTTCATGCATGGCGGCAATTCTTTTTCAGGGTCAATCCATTCTTTCTGATTATTCATCCTCGTTCACCTCTAAATTCACTTCCGAGAAACCGCTTCTTACCACGTTCCCGGTGCTTGTCCTCGTAGTTGCGGTGGTATACGCTCTGGTTGTGGTTTAACTCATGCACGAACGCCTTTCGCTCTTCAAGGTCTTTCTTCTCCGCCTTGTACTTTTCGCAAGTATCATGGTAAGCTTGGTGGCGTGATGTGCAGTTGAGACAACAGGTAATCATTCTTCACCAAATCTCCTTTTTGTAACGGCAATGGGGAACTCCTCGATTTCGCTTGCCCACCGTGCGGTTCTCTCACCGTATGCTCTTTGCCAGACCAGAGGGAAACCGCCCAGACCATCAAACAAACTGCCCAGTGTAGGCTTTTCTTTCAGGTAAGGGCGCATCCTCTGCACCAACCAAAACCATTGTGGCAAAGCGATGGAGTTTCCTAGAGCCTTGTAACGTGGGCTATCCGCAGGCTTGTGCTTTTTCCCCTTGGTGTCCACCCACTCCCCGATATCCGTCCACCCATCCGGGTAGCCTTGCAACCGCTCACATTCTGTCGGTGTCAGCCGCCGGACGATCCAGTGAATAGTTTTCTCTGCAATTAGACACTCGCTACCATTTCCAACATTCCCGGCTTTTGCTTTCATGGTTGAACATTTGTCGCTTTTCTTGTAGTAGCTGTAAGACTGTTCGCTGAATGTCTGACGCTCAGTTATGATGGCTGTGTAGTCCGTCACTCTGCTTTCATGGTCTCCGGTAATGGTCGGCACTGTCTTGCCATCACCGTTTCCCCGTGCATCAAAGACCTTATACGCTACTGCTGGACGGTCAACAGTGTTCAGCGTGTAGCTCTGGTTTTCCTTCACGCCGGAACCATTTGCGCCGGCCGTTTCAGAGCGATCAATAATGTTTCCTGCCAGGCAATAGACCGGCTGAAAAAGGGTCTGATCCTGTAGCGTCGAAAGTGTTCCTGTTTTTTCGGTCTGCACCAGTGCACCTTTGCCGCCCCCGGCACAGCCTGACCGGATTTTCAAGGTGTAGGCTTGCCCCCCCTGCTGGCCCGCCATTCGATCATTTCCAGCAGGGCGGTTTCCAGCAGTTCTTGCAGCTTCTTGCCACGTCGGGATGCTCTGGTCAGGATGCCCCGGCAAGCTTTCGCGCTCAAATAGTATTTCTCCGGCACGTCCACCTGCAAAATCCACGACAAGAGCGATACGTTTTCTTCTCTGGGGCACTCCCCAATATTGAGCGTCGAGCTGTCGCCAAGCCAAGGACCATCCGTTTCCGGCAATTGCTCCGGCTTTGTTCCATCTGCCCCCCTTCGGAGGTCTAGGAATTGAAGCGTCTGGTTGTTCCACGCGGGCAAGTTCTTCCAGCACGGCTCTGAAATCTTCTCCTCCGTTGGAGCTGAACGCTCCTTGCACGTTTTCCCAAACAGCGAAAGTTGGATACAGTCCATTTGTGCTTGACCTCATTTCTTTTATGATTCGAACCGCTTCCATGAACAACCCAGAGCGTTCTCCGGCAAGTCCCGCCCTGCGTCCAGCAATAGACAAATCCTGACAAGGACTGCCGAACGTGATGCAATCCACAGGCTCTATCTGGTCGCCGTGAATCTTTGTGATGTCGCCCAAGTGTTTCATCTTTCCAAACGCCCGTTCAGCCAGATAGCGCAGCTCTTATATAAGGTAGGCGGTCATGACTTTGCAGAAGCAAAAGCCTTGCTCATATCAGCGATAATGTCATATCGGTCTTGATACTTGCTATACACGGTCGTTCCAGTGCCAAGCCCAATCTGCGTCTGGTTGATAGATGCAGGAACTATGTAGATGCTTTCTTTTTCTTCGCTCTTTGCGATCAAAAAGTAAACATCACAAGTCGGAAAGCGTTTTTCAAGGTTAAACGAATAGCAAAAACTCTTATTTGCTTTGCTCGGCCTTGCCGTTTTCACATCAACCTTAACGCTTCCATTAACATAAAGGTCATAGGCGTATCTAGTTGACATTCGCTCAACCGAAAATCCATGTTCTTCCAGCAGTTTTGTAGCAAGGTCTTCGCCATACTTTCCGAATTGCGTTTCGCTTTCTTTCATTTCGACATTGAGGATTTCAGCTATTTTGTAATAGCCACCCGGAAAACGGCGAATTGCATTTATCAACTTGTCGTTTCCGTAATACTCGCTCAATTCACTTCTTGATGGCATTCTGGTTAAACCAGTGGCAGACATACAGGCTTTCACATACAGCAAGATTTTATCTTGCGTCCAATGCGTTTTTTCTTCCTGATTCATGCGCATCTCCAATCAGAATGGCAACGAACCATCATCGTCAATCACAGAGAAGTCATCGTTCCCACCCTGCGAGTAGCCGGAGCCAAACCCGCCAGCCAGTGTTTTCTTCGGTCTGACCTCATAGTCACCGGAACGAATCTTGTCCACGCTGGTGAAGCGGTCAACGACCAGCTTCGTCTTGATGTTGCCATCGTTGCCCATGTACTCTTCCTCACGGAGAACCACGCCGACCAGCTTGCCACGCAGGGTCTTCTCATCGTTGTTGAACTTGTATCCGGGATTGGACTGCTCCACAGCGGTGATAAAGCCTTTGAAGAAGGGCAGTGCCTTTTCCTTGTAGCTCTTGATGGTCTTGCCACCCCATGCCCATTCGCCAGGATTCAGCTTACCGCGCACGATAAGGGAAGCGGTCTGCTCACGCCAGTAACCCTTGAACTCGCCCTCTGCGACTTCCCACTCGATATTCAGACGTTCCTTTGCGAGTTCGTCCGTTGCCTTGCAGATACCGGCAACATAGCCGCCAACAGGCAGATCGCGGCGTTCGGTGGCTTCCTGTACGTCATTCCAGTTGATGTTTTTCATTTGTTATTCTCCTTTGTTTTCTAAAAGATCTTCGATAGGAACGCCCAATATTTTAGCGATTAAATAAACGGAACCGTAAGTGGGCATCTTACCTCTACGGAGGGCTGTTGTTACAAAGGAACAAGGAAGACCCGCTCTATATGCAAGCTCCTGCGTCTTAATGCCCTGCCGTGACATCTCTGCAATTAGTTCGATACGGTCAATATGCATAGTCTTTTCAACTTTCTTTTTCGTTCTGAGCCGGGATGTTGTAATACTCACGGATGGTCTTGTCTACGGCAGCGAGGTCGTTCTCGATCAGCGCATCGTTAAACATCCCAAGCGGGGTTTTCACGGTGTCCATCCCATCATTGCGAGTGCTGAACAGGTATCGCCCATCCTGCACAACGGTTTTCAGAACGATGGTGAAGTACCCTTCCACGCAGACCTTCTCGTCCAGAAGCTTGCCGATGGTCTTGAATTTCTCGCCACCGTCTCCGTCTCGCTCGCTGTGTCCGAAAAAGTAAACTACAACATCGTCCGGCAGTTCCTTCGCCCGCATCAGCAGAGCGTTGAAGTTAGCTGCCATGTCGGTAAACTTCTGGTATCCGGCGACCTTTGCGTTCCGCATGAACTCGCCAGTCATAAGATAGGTGGCATCGTCAATGACGATGGACTTACGCTTGGTGCTGTGGATTGCGGCATCAATCTTGCCGTAGTCGTTGGTGATATAGGTTTTCATATTGCTACGGAACGGCAGCGGCTTGCCAAGCACGTTGATAACCGCAACCTGTTCCGGGTCAAAGTTCCGAAGCGAAGCGGATTTTCCGCTGCCGGAATGACCATAGACCATTACTAATACTGCCATTTTCTTTCCTTTCTTCGGCTTCATTAGGCTTCATTGTTCTTACTTTGGCTTAATACGGCTGTGTAAAATCAACCAGCCATCAGCTCTGCCAACTGTGTACGGAGGTCTTTCAGCTCCGCTTCCCTGTCCTCGATTTCAGACTGCAAGCCCTCAATCTCAGCCAGGCGGTCAGCTTCTTTTGCTTCTGCCATCTGTTCGTTGGTCATAAAGTACACGCCGTCCTCCGGCTCGGTCACGCCACCGAATCTGTCAAGGTTAATCATCTTTTGGTCTCCCTCTCTTGCGTTCCTCTTTGATTTGTAACGCACTGTACCACTGGTCTTTGTCAATCTCGATGGTAGACCACCGATGGTTACAGACAAGACACTTCTTGCGGCGAACAATGCTGTCATGGTCTGACCGGCTGTCAATCGTTGTAATGTTGTCACTACCGCACACTGGGCATTTCACCGTACATCCCTCCACTTGTTGGTATGAGCGGGAATGCGGTTCAACTTCCCCATCCGTTCGTTATCTTCATGCTCTTTTTCCGAGCTCACTCCAAGCGCACACAAAACCAGAGCAGTAGCTAACAACATCAGCGAAACAAACGCCCATCCAAGCATCTGTACTGTAGTCTCGCAGCCATTTATTGTATCGCCACAGCTAACGGCTACGATTGCGGCGACGATACCAAGTATGGTAAGCACGTTTCCTTTTACGGTTTTCATTTTGTCCCTTCTTTCAGAATGATATCGAATAAAAATGGTTTGCTTGCGTCAATCACGACTATTGCATTTAGCACTTCGGCTATTTTTGCAAGCGTATCAGCCTTAACGCCCGTCTTGTACGGGACTTTATTCGGACTTGTAATGTTGTATATCGTTTGGGCTGACACTCCGCTTCTGCGGATAAGCTCCGATGCTTTCATATCACGTTCTTCAAGAGCGGCTTCCAGCGTCATTCTTTTCACCGCTTTTGCTGCCAAAGCTCAAAATCCAAGCAGATGCCATAATTGCTGCAATGCAGATGACGAGCCACGCTCCTTTAGTTCCGATCAGAAGCATAATTTGATGCATCAGCCAGAAGTTCAGGAAAAACGTCGCCAGAACCACAGCAAGCGCTACGCCACCCATCATTGCGATTTCTACAAGTGCTTTCATTTTTCTCCTTTCGTTTTTGAATGTTTTTCAGCCGTTTCTTTTCACGGCTGTGCCAGCGGATTTCCCGCTGACCGTAGTATTTACCATTCATAAGTCAGTTCCCCTGTTGCGAGCATCCTCGACACTTCGCCGTAATGCTTGCCCAGCTTATCTGCAAGAGCTTGAACCTGCCCTATGGATGGAATCTTTTTTTCTTCCAACGCTTTCTTATTCAGATTTCGTTCTCTCCTCATTTTTTGATTTTCTGCAATGCTTGCAAAAGAAGCGTCTCTTGCACATTCTTTATGATACTTTTGAGCCGCAGACTTTTTAATCATTGGCTCTCCGCACCATTGGCAAGTGGTTCTTACTGGTACAAATCTATGACTTTCGCTCAATGCTTTTCGTCTTGCTCTTTTTCACTCCAGTGAAACTTTCCTTTTGCAATCTGAACAATATTTTTTTGCAGGATTGACTGCACCAAGTAGGATGCCGCAACGCTCGCAGTATTTAATTTCCATGCTGCATCTCCTTCAATCTGGCTTCCCGGTTATGCCGTTCAAAGCACTGGTTCAGCATCTTTTCCATCCACAGCACCTTGTTGGCTTCGTTCCGGGACACGCCCTCCGCCATCGCAAGCTTCAACCTGCGCTTCCGACTCGGTGCTTTGTAAAAATACGTCACCAACACTCACCAGCCTTTTTGGTGATGAAAGCGGGCACGTTCCTGCCGGTAGCCCGGCACAGGCAGACACACTTGGCGATCCAAATGTTCCAATCCGGCGTATAAAATGCGCAATCGGATTTCTTTGATTCTGCTTCTTCATACGCTCTAATGTAAGCTACGGTATAACCATCTGATCCAAACCACTCAATGCTATACCCGTCCAAACACAATCGGCTCATAATGCGCATTGCTAAGTGCTGCGCTTCCATGATTTCCGCTTCTGTCCACTTCAGCTTGTCCGCTTCGTAAGCCTTGACCGCTTCGTCAATGGCGTGGTGCGCTTCTTCCGGGTATTCAAGGTCTACCTTTAAGGTGATGATCTGTTCCATACCACTCATTTCCCCTCTCTTTCTTTCAACAGCTCTTCCAGAGCTTCTTTCACTTTAGCTTCTGCATTTTTAGGATCACGCTTACCGTTCAGGATTTTCCCCAAGTATTCCGGTGCGCATCCCATTTTTGCAGCAAGCTCTCTGATTTCGATGCTGTTAACGTGAAGCGTTCCCACAACATCGCCTGTCCACTTAGGAAGCAAATTTTTTCTCCTTTCTTGTTCTAGTACTTGAACTTTTTGAAAGAATATGATAATATTATGGTGTCAAGCAAAAACATTATCGAACGTTCTTCTATTTGTTCAAAGTCTTTAATTTGTTCTACCGACTGAACCCGGTAGCCTTATTAAAGCACAAGTAGTAGAACTTTTCAAGTGTTTTTGTTCAAGTGGTAGAACTTTGTCATCTTGTACAAACACTGGAGGTATGTTTTGTGTTTTTTGACAATTTCGTAAGGCTATGCGAACAAAAGGGAGTAAAGCCGTCTCGTGCTTTGACTGAAGCTGGCGTTCCGAAATCTGCTTATAGCTATTGGAGAACCGAAGCAAATGCAGGAAACGATGCAAAGCCGACCAATCAAAATGCCGTTAAGCTAGCACAGTATTTCGATGTTACGGTTGACTATCTTCTTACTGGCAACCAAAAAGAAAACCCGCCCCAGCAGCCGCAAAGTGAAGCCGATGCAGCATTGGAGCGGATTAGAAGAAAACTTGAATCCATGCCGAAGGAACAGCGTGAGGCGCTGATGAACCTGATCGAAAAGATGTAACGGTCATGCCCGGTAAAATAAAAGAATCCCTTGTGCCGGGCTGGTATAGCTCTGCGCAAGGGATTTTCTGTTACTCTAGGTCTAGGGCTTGCTCTGCTGCCGGAATCTTTTCCGGGTGTTCCAGCAGCCATGCAATAAATCGGTCAATCTTGGCTCTTTCCTGTTCACTCATTGTGTCATATCCTCCCGATCGGTAAGTACGGACGTTCATTTGATATGATTATACACCTTTCAGTTGTCAAGTCAATGCGTTTTTAACAACTTTGTGAAAATCGAGTGTTTTCTTCACATCCATTACTTTGTATCAGGGAAGCCAAAAATTGCAATGACAATGATTAAGAGCCATATTAAATTTAAGTTACCCTTTGCTTTGTAACATTCCGTTGAGCATGGAACGAAAGGGATTTTCGGGTAGCTTGTCAATCACATCTGCTTTGACGAGCGCATTTGTGCTGATACTGTGCGAAACATTGTTTAGCTGCACAATGGCATCGTCCAAGTCTTTTACGGTTGCTCCACGCCTTTCCATTGACTGAAGGAAAGTTTTCACTTCTTCAAGAACGACAGGGTTTTCGGTTTTATAGAATCCGTTCGTAAAGTCCATCTTTCCTCCAATCACAGCTCTACGAGCTGTCCGTCAATGCGTTCGATGTTGTCTGCCGGGTCTCGTCCATCGTCTAAGGCGGCTACGGCACGTTCCAAAATGCCTTTTGCTTCGAGGTAAGCATCTTTATCAGCTTCGTACCCAGAAAGGCTCATGACAAGCTCCAGCGTCCGTCTACGAGCGTATGGGACAATCAAATCATCTACGGTTCGGATCATTAGCTTTCCTCCCATGGTTCAGGTGTGTGTGGTTGCCCATCGGGAACGCTAGCGGGCATTCCGTCGATGATCGGCATACGTTCATGGTTCCAGATTACAGTTTCTCTCATTTTTGTTCCCTTCCTCTTTGGAATTTTTTGACAATACAGTTATAACACAGGCTGCTGTTGGTTCTCCATAGCAGCTTTTTCCATTTTTTGGCTTGTCGAATCTAGCAGTTTTGCCGGATTTTGTTGAAAGGGTGAGAATTTATGGATGAATATTTAGTAAGAACAGCCAAAGCATTAGAGATAGCTCGAATGCGTTCTGGCTTGAGCCAGCAGAAGTTGGCGGCAAAAATGGGCGTAAATCGTGGCACGATAGCAAATTGGGAGCAAGGTCTGGCAGCCATTTCCCTTCCGATGGCTATGCGCTGGTTCACCTGCTGCGGCGTATCGGTGGCTCGATATATGGACGCTTGCATTCATCCGGGGCTGCTGGATCACTTGGAAGATGACCTTTCCGATCTGGAGAAACGGCGGATTCTCATAGATGCCATGATGGAGTGTTCCTCCTATGAGATAGATGCCTTGCTATACATCAGGTACGGAGATCACGGTTCAGACCACATCGGCGTGCTGACGGAAATTCTGGCAAACCTCCACACGCCGTTGAAGGACAGGGTAGCTGTCTGCCGGATGGTGTCCGGTAGCTATGAGATGGCACAGGCCACCGGAACAGACCCAAACCCGAACGGAACAGCCCCAAAGATGGAAATTCTCTATCAGGCGCAGGACGCCGGAACAGAAGCTGCTATGAAGTCTAACGATTCCTATACTGTGAATCCCAATAATATAAGTGGTTGATTGCCGAATTATCGTTACTTTTGTTGGATATAGGGGGACACGCTCCACATTTTGTACACAATAGACCTGTTATAAATATAGTTTTGGATTATCATTTTGTCCCCCATAGGCTCGTAAATGGCAGATTTTCGTAGATGTAATTAACGAACTTGCGTGAAATTTTCGTTCACCAAAGCGTGACTTGTCAATTCGTCCCCTATTGGTGTGATTGCACTCCATTTTCTGTACACGATAGAACCGTCAAATAGATTATAGGGTTTGATGGACATTTCTTATTCAGCAAAAGAAGCTGTCGTTTTCAACAATCTGCCCGTTGAAGAGAAGAAATTGTTGAAAATGTATCGTCGTCACTATTTGATGATGATTATTTATCTCTTGTTTATCTCTTGTTTATATATATAGTAAGAACGTGTACAAAAAGTGGAGCATTGTGTACATAAAGTGGAGGAGCGTGTACAAGAAGTGGATGGTATCGTGTACAAAAAGTGGAGTATCGTGTACAGAATGTGGAAGTCGATTGTTGAAAAATAATTGTGTACAGAATTGTTGACGTGTACACGATACAGTGGTATAATAGGGTAGAAGAAATGAGGTGATGCAATGCCAGAATTGACAGGAAACAACCTTGTCGAAAAGAGCAAGGCATTGGTTTGGGCGAAGTTTACGGACTACACAGCAGGCGAGCTTCGACTGCTTGAGGTCTATCTGAGCCGTATCAATCCGAGAGACCCCGAAAGCTCTAACGTGTCGTTTACGCTGGCTGAATATTGCAAGCTGCTGGATTTGAAGCTCAATTCAAAGAACTTGAAGTCGCAGGTTAAGCACTTTTTGGGCAACGTGGTTTCAGTACCACTGAATGCAGATGGAACAGAATATGTGATGTATCCGCTGTTCACAAAGGCAGAGGTCAAGTTCAATCGAGAATCCTTGTCCTATGACGTTTCAATCAACTGTAATCCTGACTTGCGGCCTGTGTTTTTCGACATTGCAAGAAGCGGCTACGTCAAATACCGTCTGCGCTATACGATTGGGATGAAGCAGCAAGCATCTATTCTAATGTACAGCATGATTCGAGATTGGATGAATCGCTCTCTAACATCGAACAAGATTGGTTTGAAGCAGTTGCGTGACCACTTGGGGGCAAACGATGCAAGTTATGACGACTTCCGGGCTTTACGCCGCAGAGTTCTTGAACCAGCAGTGGAAGAGATCAGCAATGTTTCAGACATTGTTGTTGATTTTGAGAAGATTTGCACAGGGCGAAAGGTAGTAGCAGTTGAGTTTCGATTCGGGTACAAATCCAAGCAGCCCGTCATAGATGCCGATTCTAGCGAGGTTGATTGTGAGACGGATAATTCCAAGTCTGAAATCAAAAAAGCCGCCAGAAAGCCCCGCACAAGCGGATACGAAGGGTACGACTGGTCTGTATGCGATGCTCTATCCGTTCAAGAGTGCATCGAGGTTGCAAAGGTTGTCGAGGTAAAGATGATGGAAGAGCATCCATCTATCAAGCCACCAAAGCGGAGAGATGCAGTCTACGACATTGTAAAGGCTGCGTGTGCGGATATTCTTTCAATCAACCGTGACCCTTGGCCTGACCACCCGAAGCGGTATCTGATTGGCAGCTTGAAGAAAGACGGTGCGATTGAAGAGTATCTTCCGGCTTTCTATGAGATTGACGCATTGCAAAAGTAGCCAGATGCAGCACATTATGCAGAATGAGCACAGTGGGCAGATAAAGCAGAAAGGAGCGGTATGAAGAAGCAGGAAATTGTGTGGTATTCCGTTAAAGATGATGGGATGCCAACACCAGAAATCATTGAAAGAACGAAAGGTTGGTTCTTGTGTTCGGTAAAAACGGCCTATCTGAAAGATGAATCTATAACGGCAACAAACACAGTCGCAGCGTTTATTGAAAAAGGCGAGTTTGTAAACACATCGTTTCAAAGGTTGAACATTTCTTCGTGCGCTTGCTTTATTGCAAGAGTGGAAGCGTGGGCAGAAATGCCGATATACGAATAAAGAAAGAGTGATAAAATGGCAAAAATCATAGCTGTCGCCAACCAAAAGGGCGGCACAGGAAAGACTACCACAAGCACCTGTCTGGCTGGTGCGTTGCAGTTGCTTGGCAAGAAGGTCTTGCTGGTGGACTGCGATGCCCAGTGCAACGCAACGGACACCTACGGCGCACAGACAGAGGACGTATGCACTTTGTTTGATGTGATGACCCGGCAAGGGACGGTAGAAGAAGGAATCCAGCACTGTGAAGCCGGTGACATTCTTCCGTCCGACAGCGCGTTGAAGGACATTGACGAACAGCTTGTCCGGGACATGGGCAAGAACTTCCGGCTGCGAGAAGCCCTTGAAAGCGTGTCTGGGCAGTATGATTACATTGTGCTGGACACTCCCCCGCAGCTTGGTCTTGCGCTTGTAAACGCGCTGATCGCCGCCAACAGCATCATCGTGCCCATCACAGCAGACCGATACGCACTGGCTGGTTTGAGCCAGCTTTCGCAGACCATCGGCGATGTGCGCAGATACTTTAACCCGACTTTGAAGATTGAAGGTCTGCTTCTGAACCAGTATAAGAGCCGAGAGAACCTGTCCAAAGAGGTTGTAGAGCAGCTTCCTGTGATTGCACAGAGCATGGGAACAACCCTGCTGGATGTGAAGATTAGACCGTCTATGGGCGTTCGCAAGGCTCAGGCAGAGCGGCACAGCCTGTTTAGCGGCGACACGGCAAAGAGTACCAGCGCAGAGGATTTCAAGGCGTTGGCGCAGATGATTGTGGATGGAGAAGAAAAATGAGTGATTTGTGTCCGCATCTTTTGAATGCAACTTGTTCTGATGACACGGAGCAAGTCTACGTTATCAATTTTGGATTTTCGTTTAATGACCTTTCAGATAAAGAAAAAGAAATGGCGTTTCACTCTCAATGGTATCTAGCGGAAAAGTATTGTAAAAAGTGGCAGAAAGAACTTGCAAATAATCAATGGGCGAAATCAGAAGATGAAATGCCAGATGAACTAAACCCATACGTTATCGGGTTTAGCAAAGACGAATACGATGTAGAAATTGTAGGCTATGAAGAAGATTTTAAGGAATGGCGAGACAAAAGTGGAAAGCCACATAATATAACTCACTGGATGCCGTTGCCGACCGTTCCTGACCTTGATGAAGATTGGGAGGAAGATGAATGAAGTCAACTAGCAAAAAATCCTCAGGCTTGCTTGGCGGGTTTGATTTTCAGCCTATTTTTTTGGAACAGCCATTAAGCCGAAGTGAGCCAAAGGAAGAAGAAGCAAGCCAAGCAAAGCCGAACGAAGCCGAACAAGCATCAATTAAGCCCAGTGAAGCCACAGACAGCCATGTACAGCCTAATGAAGCACAGTTAAGCAATATTAAGCCGAAGCAAGCCAAAGACAGCGAAACACAGCCAAGTGATGCCGTGTTAGACGAAAGTAAGCCAAAGAAGCTGAAACAGGCGAAAGAAGTTCAACGTCTTATCGAGCAAGGCAATGTGCCAGGCGCACTAGCCAAAGCTGGCTTGACGAAGAAAAAAATCCCAATGCCGGAATCGCATCAGGGTGTTGCAAGTGGTGATGGCAAGCGTTCAAAGCGCATTACCATCCTTATGAGCGAGGAAGAGCGCAAGTACATCAACCGTGAAGCAAGGCGGCACGGAATGACGATTGGACAATTCGTGCACGCTCTGGCGGTTGCGGCGGCAGATGGGAAGATTGAATTGGAGGATTTCTTGGATGAATGATAGTGAACGAAGCCTTATTCGATTTGTTTGCGATGGTGATATGCGAAACGCGCAAAAAGCTGTTAAAATTATCTTAAACTCTATATCATCCAAAAAAGATGAGCAGTTCAAAGAGAATATGTTTCGCAAGTTAGAAAGCAAAAGAGAATTTATTGAATTGCCGTATAATCTACAGCATCTTTTGATTGCAGAAGATACAGCAGAATTTCCAGAAGCGAGATTCCTCCTTAGGGATAAAGAAAAAAGCATAACGCAAAAGACAGTTGCCATTTATCGTGCATCTGAAAAATTGAATGAAATGGGGATTCCTTATTTGCCAGCATTGATGCTTTACGGACAAAGTGGATGCGGCAAAACCATGCTGGCTAGGTATATCGCGCATAAAGCAAAACTTCCGTTTTTGAGGATTCAATTTTCAAGTCTAGTTGATTCGCACTTAGGGCAAACGCAATCTAACCTTGCAAGAATTTTTGATTATGTGAGAACCGCTCCTTGTGTTCTTTGTTTTGATGAAATAGATGCGGTCGGAATGGCTCGTGGGCAAAAAGATGACGTTGGAGAAATGAACCGTGTAGTTATTGCGATTATGCAGGAAATGGATAGATTGCCGAACAATGTCATTATTATTGGAACGACAAACCGATTTGATAGGCTTGACCCTGCACTTATAAGAAGATTTCCGTTGCAATACGAATTAAAGCCGTTGTGCCGTGCGGATGCAGAAATACTTTCTAAAAGATTTTTTGAATATGTAGGAGCACAATATGAAAACATAGCTTATGAAGAACACGTCCCTGCATCTACGGTTATCAAAGAATGTACAGAACGAATTATAAATCAAGTTCTGAATCAAGAGGATTTCTTGGAGGATTGAGGTATGAAAAAGTTTGTTGTTCTTTTTGAAGGTTGGAATGATAAGCATGACCGTGAATGTATGCGCTATGTTGTTGATGCAGATGATGGCTTTGAAAGTATTTTGAGTGTTGAAGAACGGGCAGAAAAGATGGCTCGAAGCAAACATCCTAATCTGAAAAATTTTAAGACGCTTTACATCAAAGAACTGCTTAACAGATAAAAACTAAGTTCTAAAGTTGAAATGACAAAACCCCTGTGTAGCCGCAACGACCGCACAGGGAGAAAGGAAGAATATGATGGAAGTAGAACACTCTAGCGAAACAGATTCATTGGCGTATGAAGAATGGGCTAAAGAACGGCGGGATTATACAAATGTCAATTATGTTGAAACGGAATGTATAATTTGGCATTCTATCGAGAAAGAAGGATTCCCACCAGAACAAACTTGCAAAAAATATCTTATTTCCGTTGAGGATGGATATACGGGAAAAAGTTATGTAAATGCCGCATATTTTATTAAAAAGGGATGGTTCGACAGCGTGTATACAGAAGAAGGGGAAACAATACCAGAACACGATACTGTGACACACTGGGCGAATTTGCCAAAACCGGCGCAACTTCCCCAAAAGCCGAGATTCCCATTGGACAATCAAACGCCAGAAAAAAAGAAGCTGAAGCAAAAGAAAAAGCAAAGAAACTGCAAGAAAAAATAATGAAAGCGTTTGGTTATAACGTATAGAAAAATCCCCTGTGTAGCCGTTAAAAACTACACAGGGGTTCTGTTTTACTTATCAGCAATGCAATCCCAGTAGAGATATGCCTTGCCATCTGCGGCATCTGCGTCCTCAAGGAACGCCTTTGCCATGTCAGCGTAGAAGCCCGGAGTGTCAACGGACTGACGCTTTGCGACCTGACAATAATCCGAGTACATCATGTTCATAACAGCCCAGAAATCGTTCGGGTCACAGGTGATATTGCGCTGTTTCGCAACGTCCTGTGTCTGTTCCAACGTCCAGTGACAGCCCTTTGTGCCGTCAGCGTTCACCATGCTGTCGCACCATTCCTCCGCTTCATCGTGAGTCAGGTGATGGCGTGGCATCTTGATGGAGCGGCTATCAGCACCGCCACGTTCGTACTGTCCAGACCGCTTATCCCAGTCGCCGTTCTGCGAGAAGCCGATTTGCGGCATTCTGCGCCCATTCTCTACGTCAGGGTAGCGGGGGATAGGGTAAGGGTCGATGTAGCGGTTTTCCTCCTGCGGATAGTAGGGATAGCGGTCGTTGCCGCCTTCCAGCTTGCGCAGACGGCGTTCCATCTCACGCTCCCTGCGGTCACGCTCTTCCTCAAGGCGGTCGCGCTCCGGCTCACGGTCTTTGTCGTGTTCGCGGAGCATCATCATGCGGCGAAAATTAGTCTTGCCCATAATCTACACCTCCTCAAGAAATAGACGCGGGCGCACCAGCGTGGGAACGGCAGAAGCAGCCAAGATATTTGAACGTGCCGGTGCCGGTCGCAGACGTTGCAACGCGGGTAGCGTAGCGGGTGCGGGTGTGGATACTCTCAGCGGTTGCCTGAGCGCAGTTGCAGTCGGTCAGAGGGTATGCGGTCGTACCTGCGCCGATGGTGATGACCACAGGGGCGTTGATGGTGGTCGTGTCCGGCAAAGCCTGAGCAATGACCAAACAATATTTTTCTCCTGCTGCGTAAGAGCCAGCAGGGATATTGATGGTCAGCGTATCATTGGCGAACGTCACCGCATTTGAGATGACGAGGTGCGGGCAGAGTTTGCAGCTTGTTTTGCAAGCCATAATGTTTTTCCTCCTAAAAAATCAGGGGCAGAGGTGTCTTACCCCTGCCCCGATGGTTCACCCGGTTTTATCGGGGAGTGTGTTGGTTAGCAGCAGCCGCAGCAGTTTACGCCCACGTTGGGGTTTGCCACCTGATAAGCGGGAATCGGACGAGGATTGACCCGATTAAGGATGGTATCGGTCTGCTGGGACATCACAGTGGTCAGAAGCGCATTCTGACGATCCTGAGAAGCGGCGAACTTCAGGTTCTGATTCTCAGCGGTCAGAGTGGCAATCTTATCCTGCGTGAAGTAGTCCATCATGCTGCGGAAGTTGGCGTTGCAGTTGTCCACAATGGCGCGAGCGTTGTCTGCGATGGCCTGACGGGTAGCGCAGTCTTCCGTTGCGATGGTGTACTTCAGGTCGCCGATCAGCTGCTTGTTCTCGCAGCAGCAAGATGCCAGCTGCGTGGCAAGTGCGGTCTGACCGGCCTGCCGTGCGTTGCCCTCCTGCATGATGGCAAGGTTGATGGCGTTGTCGCCGTTGGACACGCTGCGTTCCAGACCGTTCATCAGCTGTGCGTTCTGGTAGCCAAGCTGACAGATGGCGCTGTTCACGCCAGCAAATCCGTTCGCAATGTTGGCGTTGATGCCATTGATCTGCGCCAGCTGGTCATAGCCCAGAGAGCAGATACCGCTCTGGATGCCCGCCAGAGAACGGGAGGTATCCTGCTGGTAGAAGCCCTCAGACAGTGCCGCGCGGGTGTCGTTACCGCCCTGCCCGGTTGCGCCAGTGCCGACCAGATAGGGGATGTAGCTATTCATGCCATTGTCGCCGCCGTTCCGGCCATAGCCGTTAGTGCCCCAGCCGAAGATGATGGCGAGGATGATAACAGCCCACAGACCTTCGTTGCCGAAGAATCCGCCGTTGTTATTGCCGCCGTCCTGCCCAGCCAGATAGCCAGTTGCAAAATCGTCCATAACAAAACTCCTTTCAGTTTTGCGTTATGCTATCCCACCGCCGTATGCAATGGGCGAAGCCAAACAAATGCGATTTTTGTCAAGTCCGCAAAACTGAGAAGCGTTTCGCTTAGAGGAATGCTTATTTTAGGATTGTTAAGTCAGCTTGGAGGGTTGCCTTTTTCGTCTTTTGGGTCATCCCAATTTTTGCTGGCAGCACCGAAAATAAAACCAAGCATTAAAGGAACCCATATTTTGTCATTGCCGCACAGATTGTTGATGTCAAAATCTTTTTCGGAATGGCAGTTTTCAAAATCATCCATTATAAAGCCTCCTTATTTCGGAAGCGTCAAATTCAGGACGCTTGCAAGCTGGTTCAGGTCGATACCACGCTCTTTGGCGAGGTTCTGCGCCATCGTTCGAAGCTGTGCTTCGTTTTTACCCTGAATCAGGTTCAAGCCCTGCATGATGGGGGCGCTCTGCCCACCCAACTGCTGGATAAGCCCCATCGGGTTCTGCCCGGCACGAGCCAGATTTGCAAGCTGCATGATAGGGCTGTGAGTAATCATATCAAACGGAGAGGGCATCGCTTATTCTCCTTTCTTTGCTGTGGCAGTTGGCTTAGAGAAGCTTTTCTGCCATTTTTCCAGCTCATCCAGCCGATGCACAAGGGCGTTGTACTGCTCAATAGGCACATACTGCTGTGTCGGTGCAGCGGTTTGCTGTGCCTGTTGTGCTTGCATCTGCCGCCATGCTTCCGGGCTGTAGAACTCCTGCACATAGGATTCGCAGGTGTCCGGGTTGAGCCGCTTGCAGTAGATCACGCCGCTGCGCAAGTCCGGGCAGTAGGTCGGTCTGCCGTACAGGTCAGACGGTATTGCCAGAAATTCCTCCCTGCTGGAAACAGGTCTGCCAAGCAACCAGCCGCCGTCCTGTGCCGACTGCTGAACAGGCTGCTGCCCATTCATCGGCTGCGGACGCTGCGGTTGTGCCTGTTGCATCTGCGTGTTGGGCAGGGAAGTGGCAAGGCCTACCGTGCCCATGCCGCCGTAAGGATTGACAGGCTGCTGCGGAACGTAAGGCGTTCCGGGTGTTGGATAATAACTCATAAAACATCCCTCCTGATGTGACCAGTGTACTGCATCAGCAAAAAGCGAAGGACAACGAACGCACAACGAAGGACAAAAAAATCTTGGCTAAGCCTTGCTTAAAACTTGATTAGAGCTTGATTAGAGCTTGATTACTGTGAGCAAAAAAAGAAAAGCGCCCACGCGGCACAAAGCCACATGAGCGCTTGAAGATATAAATATACTTATATAAAATGATGACAAAATAGAAAGTTTTACCGTTTTATTTGCAAAAAATCCCCCGCTTTGCCTACAAAGTACCCCGCGTGGAACGCAGAGCTTAGGCAAAGCAGGGGATTTTTTTATGCCGCCAAAACGGCTAAGTCTAAAATCAAGAGCGGAACTGCCCACAGGCAATGCCGCTCTCTACAAAGGCCGCAGCCTTTCAAATCATAAATCGTATGGCGTATAATGCAAAGACGCATATACCGATAAAACCACACCTATAAATGCACTATGCCAAAACGGAAGGACGGATTTTAGAACGCTTGATGTCGCCCCAAAAATAATCAGAGCGAACAAAACGCGAGACAAAAAGTGATATATTTTATTTGCCATAATTCATATAAAATCGTCTCCCGCATGGTACGCACTGCAAGTAATCGAGCGGGAGACTGTATCATCTTAAAAGACCCACCATGATACGCATCGTTGAGAGGCTTAGCGGGTTCAGATATCCACCCTAATGCGCTTCTTCGAGAGGCCGGGTGGATTTGTTGAGATTATTATACCACAATCCGTGCAAAAAGAAAAGCGGCAGACCCGAAAGCCTGCCGCTTCAACGCGTTTCAAAAGAAAACGCGCCCAATTAAAAGTATAGTATCACGCATTCAGTATTTTGTCAATAATTTTCAATCTATTGCCGATTGATGTCCGACAATACGGCACACGCGCTGCAATATCAACTTGGCATAGCTGGTCAACGTACCGCAACCGGGCGATTTTCCGGTCATACCTCCCAAGCGGCGCACGTTTTATCACAGCTTTTATCTGTTCCGCATCAAGCCCTTGCAACGCTGGCGGAAAGACTACACGAGCCGCCGCCACAGGCAGCACCGAGCCAAAAAGGCTGCGGCAGCTGTCCGGCGTTGCGCACCATATTGCCAAGCACAGAAATATGGTAACCTGTACAAACGATTGTTCCAGCGCGGTCAGAATTTGTCTGGATAATACTTTTTGAGCATCTCCACGGGTTAAGTGGCTCGTATGTAGTGCTTGCCATGATATCCTCCTTTAGCCGTTTTCAAACGAAATTGATTTGTTTGCCCACATCACGCATTCCTCTAGCTTTGTCATGGCAAGAGACTTTTCACGTCCATCATGGCAAACATCATTGATACATTTTTCAAGCTGCTTTGCACTGTCAAGGACAAACTTCATCCTGTCCTGCTGGACGCCAGTTACTTTTCTTGAATCGAGCCTACTCATTGCTTTACTCCTTGCTATCCAAAACGGTTACTGCGTACACGTGGAGGCTTTCCAACTTTTCGATAACAGCCTTATAAGTTGCTTCCGTTGCGATGTGTGCAATGCGCTCCAGCTTGTTGTTCTCTTTTGATGCAGCGATAATTTCATCCGCAGATATGCGTTTCATGGATTCGATCAAATCGAGCAAATCTTCGACATTTACTGCGTTCATATCATCGCTCCTTGCTTAGTGCCGCTTTCATGTAGCTCATAAATTACCCCTTGTTGACGGTAGGCTTCTTGCTTTCCAGTGCCTTTTTCATCATGCTGACGGCCTTTTCGATTACGCTGTCCAGTACTTCATCGGTGATAAAAGGCTTCAGCCAGTCCGGCAGTGCGCCCCGCAGCGCGGCAAAGACCTGTGCCTTTTTCTTTGCGCCCTGACCGCTGCCCATGATGCTGTTTTCAGCGATGGTCACGAGCTCCAGTGCCCACTGCTTGACGTACTGCTTGTAACCCAGCCGGATAGCACCAACGGCCAGCGCGGCAAAGCCGATGAACATCAGTACCAGTGCGATGGGTGCGGGGATAAAGTTAAACATTGCTTCCATGATTTGTTACTCCTTTCAGTAGGTAGTTGTTGATATCGGATTTGCTTTTTTGCATACCTTCGCGGTTATTGCCGGACAGCTGCGAGTCCAGAAGATTTTGCACGCCAACAAGGACGAGACGCATCTCTTCATCGAGGCCGTCAAAGCGGCGCAGGTCTCTTGCAAGGGCCTGTGCGTGCTGAAGCTGTCCCTGTTCCAGCACGCCAAGTCTTTTTTCGAGCGTATCCATTCGCTTGTTCTGCGCATCGTCGGGGGCCTGCGCCTTTTTGATGTACTTGTGGATGATGTCCAGCACCTTGTCAATTGTGATGGCGGCGGCGCACAGGCTGCCCAGAATGCCCAGTACCCACAGTAAAGCTTCTTTTTCGGTCATTTACCCTCCCGGAGACGGGTCAGACCCTTCTTGCTGATGATTTTCGGGTAGTTGATGGTGGTCACATTGAGGTCAACGTTGCCGCTGATGCCCGGCACAGAGCCCTTGCTGGTGTGCTGGTGGGCGTTGTAGTTAAACGTCACGTTGGGCGTGTTGCCGGTGTAGTCGGCAAGCCAGACGTCCCACCGAGAGGACAGCCGAGCCATGTCCAGCTCGTACTTGTAACCGGTGTAGGTGTACAGTTGGGCGTAAAAACCCATCCGCTCCACCTGTTCCAGCGCGTAAGCGGTGAGGTTGGTGAGGTCGAGGGTGCTCATGGGCTTGAGCTTGTTTTCCTCCACGTCCACCGCCACAGGAAGGGTCAGCTCCTTGCCGTACACCGCCTGCCGCACAAGGGAAAGCTCTGCATCGGCCATCGCTTCGCTGGTGGCGTAGGTGTAGTAGTATACGCCCACGTCCAGCCCCGCCGCTTTTGCGTTGCGGTAATTGGTCTCAAAGGTCGGGTCGATGTACAGGCCGTCTGCCCGCTTAGAGAGCTTGCGGTTGGTACTCACCGTCTTGAGCATCGCTCCCTTGTAACCCGCCGCTGCCACCTGCGCCCAGTCGATCGCACCCTGATAGCGGCTCACGTCGATGTACCGATAGGGCGGGTCGCCCTCCCATCCGGCGGCGGTCTCCTCAACGGGAGTCTCTCTGGGCGTTTCCGGCGCAGGGCTTTCGCTGCCCCAGCCAAAGAGCACCTTCACCAGCCCCGCCAGAAATTCCAAAAGTTTTTCCATCGCTTACTCCTCCTGTACGATCTCCTCAAAGCCGCTCTTGATAAGAATTGCCTTGACCTTCTCCTTCAGCAGGCGGGGGCAGCGTTTATACAGCGCCTTTGCCTCCTCGACAGTCTCAGCAGACATGATTTCCTGTGCCCATAACATAGCCATCATACGTACCAACCTTTCTAATTTTTGTGTGATTTTATGCATAAACAATCTCGCTCATTTCAAGCAAGCATTGCTTGAGCATCTCGTTTTCTTTTTGCAGCGCTTCAACCGTCTCCGGCAGCTTGTCCTTCGCTTCCTGCTTTTTGCGTTCTTCTTCCTGCGCGGCCAGCTCTTCGGCGGTGTAGCGGATGTATCTCTGCACTGGCATCTGCTCAGTCCATGCGGCCTGCGCAGGCACGCCCGGCACATCAATGACCTTCCGCACATCCCTGCCGCCGTTGGGGTACTCCGCCACCGTCTCGTAGTGGCTCACTTCCTCTACACCTTCCACAGCCGGGTGCTCCACTGGTTCGGTGTCGTCCACCAGATACCCAAGCGTCAGGTCAGGGTTTTCAATGGCTGCACCGTTCTCGTCAATGATCTTCATGGTTCAAAACCTCCTTTCTCAGGCCACGCGCCGCCAGATGTGCACATAGTAGGCGGCAGGCTGCACGGTGGCGCTGCGGCCGTAGATGGCATTAGACTTGGACGCATCCAGACTGAACTTATATACATCAGAAAAGTTACTGTATTCGCCCGTAGTTGCGATCTCGCTGCCGGCAGTGAATGCGCCAGATACCTTATGTTCACCCTTTTTTACATCCGCGACAAAAGAGCCTGTGATGTTCGGCAGTCCGGCCTCCACGGTGGTGCCCGCTGCGTGGCCGCTGCCAGCACCCATCAGCACCCGGTTCTGCGCAATCTCCTGCCATGTACCGCCAAACAAGGCGGCAGGGCTGGTAGTGCTGACTGTTTGAAAAATACTGCCCACGGGGTAGGCTGCCAAAGCGCTGTCCGCAGAAAGCGTTCCGTCCGCATCGACCGTCAGACCGCTGCCCACCTTCACGCCGCCCAGCGTGGTGGCGGTGGCAACGGGAAGCTTTATGTTTTTCAGCGCATTGCCAACAGCTTTTGCGTCAGCCGGAGCGCCCTCGACGCTTAGCGTCTTGTCGGTGCTTACGATGGCCGCAGCCCTGTCCGCTTCAGCTTTGGCAGAAGCGGCAGAACTTTCCGCGCTCTTTGCGTCTGCGGACGCTGACTGTGCGTTTTTGACTGCGCTGGTGGCGGCAGAATTTGCGCTAGATGCAGCCGAAACGGCTTCTTCTTTTGCGTTAATTGCTCCCGCAACGGTACTAAGTTCATTAAGAGTAGCCGCATTGATTGGCGTTCCTTCTTTTGTTGGTTCGTCATTTCGGATAAGAGTGACAATTTCGGATGTTCCATCCGACTTTACCATTGTCCATCGACCCGGATATTTCGCCACACGGTCTTCAAAAACCATATTGTCCATCTCCTGTCATGTATTCACCGGAAAACGTAACGTATGTTTTAGCAAGCGTTTCGATGTCAAACAAAATTTGCTCGATTTGATTCATCGTTGAAAAATCGAGTTTATTCATGCTTTCTGGCGTGTCTGCAATGCCAGATGGGCCAGAGCATTTAGCACGAATGGAGTTGATGTTGGAAAGCCAGCGTGTTGCATCGGAGACTTTCATATATCCATCGACTGTCCAATCAGTCCGAACAGAAACAGACGCGCCAACAATGGAGCCAAGCTCTTGAATGCCGGATTCTATGCGGTTAAAATCCGTATAGCTTAAAGCGCCCTTCATTCCGGCAAGCCATTCCGATTGTTCGGCTTTTGTCCACGTGCCTGTTCTTGCCTTTGCGGTAATTTCTTTCATGCGGTCAACATCTGATTGCGTGCGGTCTGTAATCCAACGAGCCATAAATTATTCTTCCTCAACTCTGTTTTGATACCCAATAGGCAAATTACTCGGAACGGTAAACATGTAATGATAGCACTTATAGTTTGCGTCCCCAGAACCGATACAATCATAAAAAAATAATTCTTCGTCATTAGAATTACCAAGATGTGCTTTGTCCCAATATCCTGAAACAACAATAGAACGATAATAGATACTTCCAACAGAAGGGCCCATGCCAAAATATTCAAGATGGGTAACGGGAGTTCTCGTCCACTGCTGATACGGGCTGTAAACGTCTCCGACCATAAAAAAAGGATTTCTCAGAAGTTCTTTTGCTGTAGGGAGCGGGCTTCCTTCTGCGTTGCATCCATAACCCCAAATTTCGTTAATACCACTACTGTTATCGGGAAATCCGTAGTATATTTCTTTTGCGGAAGGTAAAAATATACTGCGAGATAGAGTAGACACAGCAGAAGGTACGTACTCGTTAGAATCATTTTTTTTGAACGCGGGGGTATAATAAAAAGTAGTTTTTCCAATTTTTTTCTGCATAAAATCAGAAAAAGAATTTTTTATGTTTCCGTTTAATAAGGCATCAATACTGCTAGTCGAATACTCTGCAGGAGTTGTCATTTTACTATCCCACGCAGTGTTTTCTGTTTTCGCGTCTTTAAGAGCAAGAAGTGTTCTCCCTTTGCCATTTAATTCTGGCTCGTAATTATGTTTTGAGACAAGAAAAGCAGTATAAACGCCAGCGACGGAGATATAAACGGTATCGCCTTCTTTGAGGTTAGAAATCTCGTTCGCAATCGTAGTAGCGTTGCAAGAAGCAGAAAGGCTCGCAACTGTAGCTGTAATCGTTGCACTTCCGCTGTGTAAATACGTGACGTTGCAGACAGATACGCCGCGTTCGTTCTTGATGACATTCAGCTCAACGATACCGGCGGGGGATGCATTCCAAACAATAACAGGGGAATCGGCAGATGCAGGGGTAAGCGTTGCAGTGAGCGTAATCGTGTCGGAAGGGTGCAAGTAAATCTCAGAAGCATTGATTTGTAACGAATCAACATCTTCAATCATATACCCGGTAACGGAGCCCTTGAAACTACCATTAAAGGTATAAGAAACGTCAGTAATCAACAAGTTAGAAGAATATCCAAACTGATGATTGAGCTTGACAAAATCGAGAGCATCGTTGTGTGGACTTGCACGATAAGACAGGGTGGCTTTTCGACGGTTAGAAAGCACTTTATAGCTTTCAGTTAGAACATTTTTTGGCTGGGAGACAACGGAGGAAGAGATAAGCGCATTGTTTACACTTTGCGTAACGCCATCGCCAGTAGCACCATTCGGATACAATGACGAAGCTCCATTTAGAGAGTAAGAGATGTTTTTTAACTTATTAGAAAAAGTGATTTCCGGATACTGATAATCGTTGATTTCAGTGATTTCATAAATGTCGGACTTGTTTTCAGGAAGGTACGGAACCCGGTCAATCCGAATCTCACCGTTTCTTGTCTGATACAAAGCCATACCGGCTGCGTTAGCAGAAAGCTGTAGCACATCAGCGTTTTTATACGAAGAATTTTCGTTGCTAAAATCAGCTGTATAATCCTTCAAAGATTCATTGATGTAATAGCTGATACCGGAAACATCAAGAAGTTCCAAAGCGTCATAACACATTTCGTATAAAGTTCCGCTTTTCCTTCCGGTATATAGTGAATCGATTAAAAACACCAAAGCATCTCGAGCTTCAAAGGAAGCGGTAATGCCATTAGAAGGAATGTTCCAACTAGAAAGGTAAAACTTACCTCCGTTAATCCATTCAGTCTGTCCGTCCAAGTCCATGCCATACTTTACAAAAACAGCTTGGCGTTCATACAGATACTTATAGAGACCGTCTGGGTTGATAGGATTCCATTTTTGGTCGCTGTTATCAACGGAAAAAGAAATTGAATCCTTGGAAAGCTGGCCGGAAATTGGGTCTCGCTTTGATTTATGGGAATACGACAGAAGGTCTGTTTTGCTAAATTTCACACGTTGTCCAAATTCCACTTGCGAGATACGAGCTCTTCGGTTTGGAATACACCATTCAAGAATTTCAATAATAACCAAATCATAATTGGAAATCTCAAATTCAATTGAAGTTTCGGTGGAATCGTTGTTGTCAATTTGCTTTTCCAAAAGAAGAGCGGTTCCTTTGTAAGCGGAAACTTTAAATGATTTTGCCCATTCATTTAAAATTTCAGACCAAACGATTGTCAGACCCGGTATTTTTTCTTCGTGGCTTTTACTAAAAGAAAATGTGATGGTTGGATGATTGGAGCTTGATACGCATTCACCACTTACATAGCCGCATTCTTGATACGGTTCAGAATCCGGAACGATACCAAGACTTCCATCCAAAACCCAAAAATTAGTTTCAGCAGTCGCATAATTTTCGGAAACGGAAATGTCTAGATCAGTAATGGATGCCACGTTGCTAAACACGGTTTGCGAACCTGAACTTGCAATAGCGTCCGTTTGCGCCGCATCATCAGCTGCATGATAAGTAATCTGAATAAAAGTTTCGGGTACAAGCGTATTATTATATTGTGAGAGCCACTTATCGGACGGCTTTACAGACATATAAAATCACCACCTTTAGACCTCAACCAGGCTCAAAGAACAATCCGTCCAGCCCATCACATTTCCGGTGTTTGGACCCCTTCGCCACATTCCGGCCGTTCGGTCGGAAACATACATCTGGCGTGTGGAATAAGAAGCTGTTGCTTGATTGTAAAATCGTACCGTGCAATAAAAGTTTCTAGTGAATGGGCCGATAACGGAAGCCCATTGTTTTGCGGTAAGGTAGTTCCACTTGAGAGCCACTTTTGCAACATCGTGCCGAACCACAGAGCCAACAACCTTGCCTTGCACGTTTCGGCCAGAATCAACGATGGTTGAAGTTGTTGCGCTATAAGAAGAAGGCTCTGGCAAATCTACGCCGTTCACTGATACAAGAGCTTGCATAATTCACCGTTCCTTCCTTAATAGCTATACACTTCCGTCCCCATAATTTGCACGCCACGGTCAGCCTGCTGCTTTTCAACCGAAGCGGTAATCTGCTTTCCGTCAATGAACAGCCTGACTTCCTTGCCACCGGTAATTTCGTCACCATAGCGCTGGAAAATATCAAGAAACGCATTATAGCAGCCGTTGTAAACCGCGCCTTGCAGGTCGGAAGAGCTTGTTGACCCGGATGATGTATTGCTGTAGTATCCATTTGCAGAAGTGGTGGAACCTGTAGAAGCATCGTATTCAGGGGTTCCGACGTAAGAAGAATTGTCAGTTGAATATTTCCCACCGAGATTGCTCACAATACCCGCAATCGCAGCGCCTAAGGCAATTGCGGCCGCGCCCACAATAAGCGCTACAGGAATGCCGAAAACTGTAGACGAAAGCGCACCGGCAATAGAAGTAAGAAGGCCAACAAACGCAGAGCCAACACTTCCAATCAAGCCGCCCATTGCAGCAAAAATTTCAGGGAAAGAGCTTACAAGACCACCGAAAAGGCCTTGACTGATCGCAGTGCCAGTAGTGGCTAAAGGCACCTTCAATGCGCTAATTGATGCAGAAATCGTAGTTCCAAGATTAGAAACGCTCTTTACGATTTTTCCAAAATTGCTTGTGATGCCGCTCCAAATGACCTTGCCAACTTTTAACGCTTCGTTAAACAGGGTTTTAGATGCGTCCTTTAAAACGCCGGAAATATTGGAAATAAAGCTTTGTGCATATGCTTTTACCTGATTTCGGTTTTCCTCTCCCATCGCCTGCCAGATAATAGCAGCAGTAGTCGTACCAATTGTTTTTAGGTCGCCGTTTTGCACAGCATTCCAAAGATTTTGTACCGTGTTGAAGAAGTCATTCTGCAAGCCGGAATCAAGTTCCTGCCACTTACTGTCCAGACCGTTGAAGAAGCCATTAACAAAATTCGTTGCGGTGGTCGTGCCATAGTCAATCATTTCGTTGCCCTTCTGCTGAACAACGTTCGCCAGATTGGTCATAGCTTGTTCAACGTAAGGAAGTGCTGCAGTGATACCGTTTGCAAGGCCTTGATCGACATAAACGCCGATTTGGTGAAACACTTGCGAAGGAGAATGAATTTCAAGCGCATCTTTGAAGCCATTGACAAAACCATCAGTGAAGCTCTTAATACCATTTGTAACGGTACTCCATGCATCTTTTAGGCCGTTGATTAGGCCATCCCAGATGAATTTGCCAAGCTTTCTCAATTCGTCAGGAAGCTTTTTGAACTCACCGACAATAGACGAAATGATTTTTGGAACTTCAATAACAACGAAAGCTATCATGCGCTCCCGCCATTTAGAAATAACGTCAAGAGCTTTGAGAATTGCAGTCCAAATATTTCCCGGCAGTTCTTCAAAAAACTTAACAACAGACGAAACGATTTTTGGAACTTCGGTTGTTACAGTAACGACCATGTTTCCAACCCACTCCCCGATTTTGCCGACGGCAAATCCAAGGGCATAGCCGATTTTTTCAGGAAGAGAGCTGAACCACTCGCCAATGCTATTTATGACATCTCCAACCTTTCCGGGAAGAGAAGTCATAAAATCAATGGCCGCATTCCACTTGGTAACGATAATTTGCTTGATGGCTTCAATGCGCTGCTCAAAAACATTTTCGACATAATGCATTTTAATGTCGGCTTCTGCAGCAGCATCTGTTTTTTCACCGCTCTCTTTAGCGCCCCATTTGATACCAGCCCAGTGAAGAACAAGGCCAATACCGACACCAGCAGCGGCAACGGCTCCAGCAACAGGAAGGCTTGCGCCAACAAGCAATGCAACGCCAGCACCAGCAACACCGCCAAAAATTCCCATCAAAGCAGCAATGATGGTGTCAAGAACCGGAAATTCTTTCAGCTTTTCGCCAAGAGAGAATGTAATTCCCGCAAAGGTAATAAGACCTGCAAGACCGATAGAAAGCGTTGCGGCTGTACCAGTGGCTACCCCAAGATTGGTAAGTAGTGTGATACCAGTAATAGAGCCGAATGCCGTTGTTAAAGCAGCCTGAATCCATGTGCTTGCATCGCCAAGATTGGCTTCGCCGGTACCAAGCGCATAAGTAAGACCTGCAAGGCTTGCCACAAAAGCGATACCCATGCCAAGCGTAATGCCATCCGCGCCCATTGTGCGCCAAAGAACAAAAGAACCAAACGCAGCAGACACCACTTCACCTAAAAGCTCAAGAGGGTTTCCAGTAGAAGCGTAACCTTTGGCAAAGCTAAATACCAACGAAGCTTCAATAACAACAGTCGCAATTGAAAGAGCCAGCTTTTGCAAGTCAGTCATTTTGGAGATTGCGGTCGCAACATCTGTCAAAAAATCAACAATTTTCCACAATGCAAGCGCAGCAGTGACAGCGCCGATGATGGGGAGCATATCCTTGATTTTCTGCTTAATAGCATCGATCTGCTTTGCGAACTCTTCATTGTACTGCTTGAACATATCGTAGCCGGACAGGTCTACATCGCCCAAGATGTTTCCAGCAGATGCGCCGCTGCCAGAACCAGAACTTCCCTGTGTGGGGTCAATGATGTTCAGTTCATCAAAGCCCATCGTGTAGTCCTTGAGGGCTTTGGCGGCTTTCTTTGTCGAATCGGCCGTGTCATCCATTGCGTCACCGATGCCACCAACGCTGTCAGCGCTTTTAGTGAAATCAGTAAACACGACCTTCACACCCATCAGCTTTGCAACCCACTGGACAAATTCTCGGATAAGTTGGACGGCCGCAATCAGCGGGGGAAGAATAGATTTCATGGCAGGGTAGAGCAAGGAGCCAACAGACTTCGCCAGCATATCCAATTGCGCTTTCAGAATCTTAATCTGGTTCGCAGGGCTCTGGATGGTCTGTGCAAGGTTGCCCTGCACGTTGGCAGTCTGCTTCATAATGGCAATGTAACGCAAAACTGCCTTATCTGCCTGAGACAGGCTAGAAACCTGTTTGTTAAAGCCTAAAGCAAGAAGCTCCTGCTGCAACCGTGCCTGAGACAGATCAACGCCCAAACGGCGAATAGGCTCAATCTCGCCAGAGATTGCGGAGGACATTGCGGTAAAGGTTTCTGCAACGTCCTTGTTCCAATAGGAACCTTCGTCATAGGCAAGCTGGGTCAGATTCTTGGACAGAATATATGCTTTGTCGCTGGTCAGACCAAACGAAGTACCCAAGCTCTGGATGGTAGCCATGTAGGTCATTGCTTTGGTCGGATCAACGCCAAGCAAACCCTGCATCTTGCTAATGAGCGTATCGGCTTCACCGCTCAAATTGCCCATAGCATTATGAAACAGGTCTGTTGCTTCGTAAAAGTCATTGAACTTTGCAACAGCGTTGCCAAGATACTCAGCGATAGCTTTCAACGAAACTAGCTTTGCCATGTTCCGCATAAAGCCGTTCATCTGATTGGACAAGCTGAGATAGCTCTTGCGCTGCTTTTCGTTGGCAGCAGTCACACGGTTAGCCTGTGTAACCACCTTGCTTAACTGTGGAGGGAGCTTTGCAAAGGCGTTACCTACCTTGTCAAGCTGAGATGCAAGGGGAGTGAGCGAAATGGAGATGCTATCACAAGCAGTCTTGAACTTATTGAGCGTGTCTGCATCCAACTTATCATTGATAGATGGGATTTTAGCAATGGCGTTCATTGCACTGCCAACTGCTTTCAATCCAGAAGCATCAAGGTTCTGCAAGGGCTGTAATTCGCTTTTCAACGATTCCAGCTTTGCGCTTAAACCAGTAAAATCAATTCCAGAAACATCAATGTTTGACATCTTTTCGATGTTATTAAAAATAGAACCAATGCCTTTGGATGCAGACTTCAGCCCAGCGATAAAACCGGCTAGTTTATCAAGGCTATCGCAGACGGCAGAAACATTGCCCTTAGAACGAAGATTGGCGATAGCGTTAGCCAATTTATTGATGTTAAGCTCTGCGCCCTGCGATTCCGCAGAAATCTCTACGGATAAGCTCGTAATATCAACATCAGCCATCACTACCACCATCACTTTCCATCATAGAGAACATCATTCTCTTGATTCGCTCCTGCGCCTCAACTGCGCGTTGGTATTCATACTCGTCTTTCTCCTTTTGGGTAAGGGGAATCGGTCTGTCCATGTACTTGATAGGTTTAGACCCTTTCTTTCGGAACATATTGCCAACCGTAGAGGAAAGCGCAGATGCCATGTAAAAACCGTTTCTCCATGCTTCTGCATTGGCTCTGCGTTCTCGCAGCTCCTCTGCGTCACGGTATACCTTTGCCAGCCAGACATCGCCGTGCCAGAACTGGTCATAGGTCATGCCGATGGAGATGTAATAGGCTTCTACATCGTGGAACAGCTTGGAGAAGGAGAATGGCTCTTCCTCTCCGTCTGTTTCTTGAGATTGTGCGGTTACACAATCTCCCACGTTGCGTTTTTTGCGGTCTTGTCCTCAGTATCAGTTGCCAGCAGGGACTTGGAAGCGTCCATGAACATCTCAAGCAGAACGCCCATCAGGTCTTCCTTATCCTCGATGTGCTGGAACATCTCGTCCACGACCTTACGCTTGATGCCCTTGTTCCGTGCGATGAAAGCACCGTAGAACAAAGCGCGAGAGTTGGACAGCAGATTGGTCATCTGGGTATACTGACCAATCTGAAAGCCTGCACGTTCGGTAGCTTCCACGCTGTCACGGGTGAAGGTCAGCTCATAAGTGTTCTTGCCATCGGGGGAATGAAAGTTGATAACCTTTGCAGCCATAATAAATGCTCTCCTTTATAAATAGGGGCAGAACCAAATCCATTGTTCAGTTCTGCCCGGTTTGATTGATTCGATTTTTGCGGTTTAGCCGCCAGCAACAGTCAGGGTCTCGCTGAACTCAGGCTTCTTGGTGAAGATGCAGTTGATGGTCATTTCCACAACCTCGTCCACGCCAAAGCCGGACAGTCCAACCTGATGCATACCCTGCCAAGTGAAGCCGGAGCCGTCCTGCATCTTCAGGGCGTAGTACTTTACAGCGTTGCTCTCGGAAGTCTCATCGTAGCCAGCTTCCTTGACCTTCTTGTAGTCAGTCTTGTTGTAGTTGGCGGTAAAAGACTTGGTATCAGACTGGATAATGCCAAAGATGTTGACCTGCATGGGGTCAGACAGAGTGGTGGCATCCAGAAGGTTCGGCTCAGAGATCAGGTCGGGTACATCCTTGATGTCGCACAGCTTCGTCAGAGCGGTTGCGCTGTCGCCACAATATAGGGTGGTATTCAGACCGGAGATAGCAGTACTCATAGAATGTTTACCTCCTTAGTTTCGGTAAATCATTCCGTCCTCTCCGATTGTTGCCCCGTAGCTGCAATCAATCCGATAGACGGAATTGTTGTACAGCCCATTCAACGGGGCAAACGATTTGCGATAAAATTTAAGCGGTTCAAGAACAGAATCCACGATGTCAACAATGGAACGTGCTTCTGCAATGCGTCCCGTGTCTTTGTTAGAGTAGACCCGCACACGCAGGGAAACGGCAGCATACTTGCTGTGACCAGCAGAATCAATGTGTACAGGAAGATTGCTGTTTTCCTCTATCTGCACACACGGAAACTTTTTGACGTTGCTGTCATTGATTTCACCAGTAACGAAAATGCCGGGCACTTGCTTTCGCAGTTCCTTAGCAACAGCCGTGAAGATAGAATTGAAATAATCGATCAACTATTCCAAACCTCCCTCCACGTTGCTTCAACTTGAGAAGCCATTTCCTCAACAGCTCCCCACATAGCCATAGCTGCATCGTTGCCGCTGGTGTAATTCAACTGGCCTTTACCATCCACCTGTTTGACAGGCGTGCCAGCATTGCCGGATTCTCCGTAGTAGTACCATCTGCGGTTTGCGCCTTGCCCTTTGCCGTAGGAGCCATGCGCACCAACACCGGGCGGCAGCTCACCGCCATATCCATTGTGATGTATGCCGGTGCCAAACTCGATAAAGGCAACTGCTTTGCCCTCTGCAATGATGGTGCAGGTGCTTCCGTTCTGCTCAACACGGCAAGAGACATCGTTGTTACCGGCATATTCTGCATTGGCAAAGCGAACTTTCGCCACATCAAGCCCTTTGTCAGCCAACGCCTTTGCAAACTCCTGCGCCTTTTTATTCAGGGTGGCCTTGTACTCCTGTATCTGACGTTCCGCATCACGAAGTCCGGCATCGCTCAACCTCACTTTAATTTTCACTTGCAGCCACCTCTTTCAGCGCATACTTCGTGTCTGTAATATGCTCTGCGACCTTGACCACAATGTAATTGAAGGGCTTTGAAACGTCCGTCTGAAACCAGACGTGCGTGCCTTCATAAAGCGGTGTGTTGTGCTTTTTGCTGAACGAACTGACAACGTAGCTGTAATCCGTGAACGCGCCGAAAGGGTTTGCTTCCGCAGCGCCAGTAGGCGGGCTGACATTCAACATCAGCTTTGCGGGGTCACTCCACGATTCGTATGCGGATTCGCCAGTCTCATTTCCCCACTCGTCCACAACGGGCGTTTTTTTGCCGACCGGGTTTGAATACCACAACGGGCGTTTATCCAGCGGGCTTCCATTGAACATCAGCCGATAACACCTACTCTCGGAACCACTTCATTCATCAGGGACTGTGCCACATCGGAGCTTTCCCACACACGAGTAATGCCATTGTTGGTATAGCTCGTCTGTCCGTTTGCGCCGATGTGGTTGTACAGTTCCGCTGCAATGCGTATCTGCAACGACTGATACTGCATGGGCAACTCGTCCGGCCTGTTGCCGAAGGGGTAGCCCTGTGCAAATATCTTGTCTTTGGCGAAATCAAGCAGCAGGTCGAAGAGCGGGTAGTCCTCGTCCGTGATTTCACGGTCAAGTGCAGGGGCGATGTACTGCCCAAGCTTGACTGCCGCTTCGGAATACTGGTCTCCCATGCTACTTTCCTCCTTTCGCCTTAGTAAGCCTTGATGCAGTACACAGCGTCCATGCGCTCAAAGGACGGCAGGACAATTTCAGAAGCATAGACGTTGGCGTTGACCGGGTGAATGGTCAGCTCAGTAGTGATGGCAACGCCAGTGTTCACGATGGACACGGATGCACCAGACTGGCCGGACAGCAGGTCGGCTTCCTCAGGAGTAGTACCGTACCAAGTGCTGCCAAGAGCGCCGGACGGAGCAACCACCACCATGCCATCGGGCAGATACTTCTCGCTTGCACTGTACTGGTCTGCCTTAAACATCTTGTCATACAGATGGATGGTCAGCCCAGTTGCAGATTCGATAATCTGCCGTGCTTCGGCATCCAGCAGAACGGCGTTTGCCTTTGCGGTGACCGTCATAAACCGATTCTTCACCTCGTCCGCAGCGATCATGTTGCGGAAGGTGGCAGTGTTCATGTACACCTCGGTCACGACCTCGCCAACGCTTGCCAGAACAGCATCCTTTGCGGCGTTCAGGTCAGCAATGGGGGTGGCAGTGGTGACGTTCCACTTGGACTTTGCGACAGAGACTTCCTTGTAGTTGGTGGACTTCCAAGTGCCGTCCGGGTCGTAGTTGTAGGTGTAGTTCACACCGTTTGCCTTGATGGTGATGCCGGGAACGCCATTGGCGGGAGCCAGCAGCTGCCAGATCATACGCTCAGGTACGATGCGTGCGCCAGTGATAAGCTGTGCGGTATCATCGTACAGGCGGTTCATCACGTCACGGGCGTAGGGGTCGTTGCTGTCCAGAACACGCAGGATTTCCTGACGGTCTTTCTCGCCCAGATGGTAGCCCTCGCGGAAGAACGGCATCTCGGTCTCATCGAACTTGAAGCCCTCACGGGTGCGGAACGTAGCCTTTGCGTCAAATGCGCTGGGCATCAGGGACACGCCAACGCCCTTGTGGCCACGCAGCCACTTCAGGTCGAGACCGGCCTTCTTCTTTGCGGGGAACAGTGCGTCAGATGCAAAGGGCATCGCATTGGTGGGGTCATTCGTCCAATAGGCGGCAATCGCAGCCGGGGCAAAGACTTCCTTAAGATTCAGTGCCATGTTGTTTTACCTCCTATTAAGCGTTCACGCTGATGTTGTCACGGCAGAAGATGCCAGGAACGGCGGTCTTGAGAGCAGTGATCGCATCAGAATCATAGGTGAAGCCAGAGCTTGCAGCAGCTTTCTTGGTGTCGATAACGCCACGAATCAGCAGGGAAGCATTAGGGTTCTCTGCCGGGTCAACGTCATACAACAGAATGCCGTCTGCGGTGGCAGAGGTTGCTTTCTTGCCAGCTTTGGTCATGGGATAGCCAGCCTTAACCGCAGCAGTTTCGGTCACGGTAAAGGGGATGGCGGTGTAGTCATTGGAAGCAAGGATGGTATCGTTGATTCCATTGACCGTGTTTCGGGTAAACTTCATGTTTTCCTCCTTGTTAATGGAAAGCACTCATTGCGTCACTCGATGCCTTAGAAGCATTTGCGTTCTGCTGTGCAAGGCTCTTGGCAAACGCCACGCCCTCACTGTCAGAGCCGCCCTTGCCATCCGCACCCGGAGGTGTGGGCATATCCTTCAGCAGAGAAGCCTTGTATGCGGTGTCGTGGGCGGTCATAAACTCCGACTGGAACTTAAACACCTTGTCCATGTCACCGTCAGCCAGTGCAGATGCAGCCTTGTTGGCAAGTTCAGCGTCATAACCCTGTGCAACGAACTTTTCACGGTAGGATGCAAGGGTCTTTTCCTTGACGAGGTTCTCCTTGTCGGCAGTCAGGGCTTCAATCTGCTTCTGCATTTCTGCAAGCTTGTCAGCCTGTTCCTGTGCAGCATTTTCGTCATCGGTACGCTTTGCTTTGAGCTGCTTCTTGTACTCAGCAGCTTCGCCGTTGGCTTTCGTCACGGCGTTGCGTAGCTTCTCAACCTCTGCGTTAGGGTCTGCAACCTTTTCAAGCGCAGAAATGATTTCATCGGCGGTCATGCCCTCTTTGTAGGCATCACCAAGCAACACATTGAGTTTCATATCGTTAATTTCCTCCTGCGTTTTTTTACCGTTGCTTCCCTGCAACGCTGCGAAATTTGTATCCCGGCTTCCCTGCCGGAATATGCAAAGGGCTATTCGCCCTCTGTTTCTTTATTGATACTGTCAGACTGTTCGTCCGATGTTTTGTTGGCTTCAACAACTTGTTCAGGCTGTTGTTCCTGCGGTTTCGGAGCTTTCCCGTCATCGCCCAGCTTGCCAGCGGCAATCAGGAAGGGCTTGCTCATTTCATAAGCAGCCTGTGGGTCGGGGAACAGACCGGGCGTAGTGAACGCCAGCTGCGGGTCAATCGGTTGCTGAATCATCTGTGCGAAAATCTGAACCTTGCTCTGCTGGTTATCGTACTGGCGGCGTGGCAGTTTGATGTTGATGTCACTTGCCATCAGCTTAGAACCAGCCGTGTCACGCAAGATTTTCAGCATCACAGACAGGCTTTGGCGTTCCGAGAACTTGAACATATTCTCGTACTGCTGCGCCCTTGCTTCGGTGTGATTCCAGCCGTTGCGGACGATAACTGCACCCACGTTGTCGGACGTTGCGTTCTCGCTGCCAGTGGCACTAGGCATGGCAGTTAGGCTGCGGTACACGTTCAACATGGAATCAAGCAGGGTCTGGCTCTGCTGTTGGTCAAGCTCGTTCGCAATCTGCGAGACTGAAGCGGGCAGACCAGCGGTGGATTTCAGGCACATTGCGCCCAATTCCTTCACCTTGTTCAACGCATCCTCGTCAACAAGGCAGTTGGTAAACACCATGATGGACTGGATGAACTGCGCCACACCATCAAGGCGGTTGCTTTCAAGATCATTGATGGCATCCAGCACAGGGATAGCCGGTTCAAACAGCCCCATCCGCTCCGGGTTCAGCTTGTATTCGACCATCGGCAGCATTCCGAGGGAGTGATTTTCAGACTTTGTAACCTTGCCGTTGTCGATTTCAAAATACTGGTTTGGCGTATACACGCAAATCAAGTCGTTTAGGTCATTCTGATAATTGCGTGGGATGTGTAGCACATTAGCAATGGGCTTGTGACCGATGCCGGAATTGTAAATCACATACGCCATGTCCGGGTCGGGAACGTCCACCAATAGGGGCGTTTCGTCCGGGTAGTTGCCGTTGTACCCCCTGTCAGGAAGAACAATGCGGTATCCCTGTCCACACTCTAACATCCACTGCCAGAGCCGCCGATCAAGCGCATCCTTGCCCTCGTACTGCAAGGCGTTGGACAGACGAGCGATTTCCTCACCGTCACCAGTTGCCGTTTCAGACCGCACATAAGAGCAAGGAGTGCCGCTCATGTAGCCCGTGTAGAAGCCCACGCACTCGTTGGCATGATTCTCTACAATACGGTTGGTGATTTCAGCGTGGTACTCTTTCGTGCGATGGAGGACAGGCTGACTACCCAAGTAGTAGTTGTGCAAAAAGCGAATCTCGTTCTTGTTCAGCAGATGAATAGGCTCTGCCTTGCCCATGACCACTTTCAGCACGTTTGCCCGATTGATTTCCGTTTCCGGTGTTTCAATCGGTCTACGTCCGGTCAGCGGCTTATTCAAAAAGCCGTCAACGATCATCTGATATTCAGCCATGCGTTCCTCCTTTCCGGCAAAATAAAAAGCGCAGCAAGACAAACCCGTTGAGGTCTATCTCACTGCGCCAAAACTGCGCTTCAAAAGCTATTTACTTTTCAGGTGGATGGATGATTTTTACCCATCCTTCTCTTGTGTCTCCTTCGATAACGCCCTTGCATCTGTCGCACTTGAAATGGTATCGTCCGTCCACTTCGCCAAGATATCGGTTGCAGCGGACGTTCTTATAGATTGGGTTCTGCCGGATACAAGGGCAACAGATTCTAACTAGCATGAGCGCTCCTTTCGTTGAATTTCTGGAAACAGGCTGTTGAGCACAGACCTGTCAGAAGCTACTGGGAAACTGTTCGCACTTCCAGCCGTGCTATTCTCCGCCCAGAGAAAGCCATTGCAGCCTTTACATTCAGTTGTCGGACAGACGTAAACGGGTAAGCTGCAATTTTGGTGCTGCATAATGGATTTGAACCAATGTATGTCCGGTTATGAGCCGGATGCTCTAGCCTGACTGAGCTAATGCAACATAGAAACCCGGCTTGATTGGTTAACCGCTGCTCTTTGCAATGTCATGCCTAAACATCACATTGAGAGCCGGGATTAGCGGTGGAGGTTTTGGAGAATAAATCCATGCAAAGCTAGGTGGTTGGTTGTGCTGCGTAACGGAATCGAACCGTTGCTTGCCAGCCGTGGGGGAGACAGGCTGGCATTCCCCTTACAATTGGAAACGCAACATATAAAGCCCGGTGAAGGCGAAAGAGTGAAAAAACCTCCACCGGTGAAAGGAGGAATATGCTTGTTGACACGCACGCGAGTAAAATGACAAAACCCCGCGTGCAAGCTATTCCTTTAAGGGAAGCTGCAAAACTTCCTGTGTACATTATAAGCCTTGTCAAGTGGTGAAATCAAATAAATAGACCTAGCGAACACAATATATTGTGTTTTTAATCAAAAAGGCCTCTTGACAGGCTCAATTTTACTGATTCCGTTATACAATTCATCGGCAAGCTGTGCCAGACTGTCCGGTGCATCATCGTGCGGAACTTTGCCAAGCTGCGTGAACATCGTCACCTGTTCCATGAACGCTTTGTACTCTTTCGACTGGTGTTTTTCGTCAAGGAAATAAAACCGTTTGATGTCCGGTGCATACTGAATGATTCTGGACAGCTTGCTTTGACCACTTGGAGCACGCTGGCTGCGGACAGAGCAGTGATAACCCTGCTGCCGGAGCTGGCTGTCTACCACATCACAATATTCATCACCGCCGTTGTTTGCTTCGCCGCGCACCACGTTGATTTTGTGCTGGATGATTTTGCCCACGACTTCCGGTCTGGTCACGGTTTTGTCGCCATTATTAAACACAAGGTCTGGGATGAACACAGCATCACCGTACACATAGGCAATAGGACAGGCGGTGAAGTCGCCGCCGCCCCATGCAATGTCCATGACCATGAGCTTGCGATCAGGCTCTCCGTCAGGCAGAACGCCGTTGAAATACCGCAGTTCATCGGCAGGGAATAGCAGACCTTCACGCACATAGGGCTTGCCCATGTACTTTGCCCACCATGTTGCATCGTCAATGCTGGCTTTCATATCGGCATAGTAAGCATCGTCAAATCCAACGCCATAGTCATAATTGAAATTGCTGTGTCCGTTCTCGTCCACCGCAGGAATCACCCGGAATCGGTACTTCGGGTTGTCTGCATACTGGTTCTGGATGCGTCCCAGAGGGTCAAGCACGTTCCAGCGTGTACCGACCATCAGTTCCAATGCGCCCTGCTTTTTACGGTCTTTCAACTGGTTCAAATAGGCATCGTACTTGTTGTTCAGACGCTCAACGTTCAGGCTTTCCTCCAAGTCTTCAATCAAGTCATCGCTATACAGAACACCACCCTCGCCGATTTCAACCGCACCAGTCAGCGTACCACCGATTGAGCGGCAAGTCAGGGTGGGGAAGCGCTTCTTTCGGTTCAAATCAACGCTTTCGTCCTTTGCGCTTTTGTCCACAAGCTGAACATCAGGGAAGATTTTGCCCCAGTTGTAGGTCACAGGATCGGTGATGATGGACAGCACTTCACCGTAAAAGCCATTGGTCAGCTTGTCAGAGTGCCCGCTCATAACCGATGCAACGTCAGGGCGGTTGCCCATCAGCCATGTTATAAAAAAGATGCACAAGGTGCTGTTATGGGTAGGAATTAGATGCTTTCCAGCGCAGTACACACCACCTTCGACCTGAATGCAGTTGCCCTGCTTTGGCTCGATTCGCTCAAACCCGCAGAATGCCACACGGCGAGGTTTGGAGAACTCTTTTAACTGCTTGCGAGGAACAACACAAGGAATGGGGCAGGTAGGATTAAAAGAGATGGAATAGACTGTCAGATTGCCTTTAATACCACTAGACGATACACGAGGTGGATATTCAACCACGCTGCATCTCCACCCAAAGGTAGAAACCAGCGTGACAAAATCATCTCTCATTTGCGGCTCTGTGGTAGAAAAAGCGTACCGATGCTCTTTTGCCCGTAACGTACCGTCTGTATCGAGCAAACCGGCAAGCAATTCCATACGCTGTGCGATGCTGGCTGTGAAGTATTCTTCTGGGATGTGCTTCACGCAGCGGCGATAGCTATGGCACATATCGCCTTTTTGAAGTGCCTGTCGTAAGCCAGAGAATCCGTAATACTCAACGCCAGTGCCTTTATGAACAGTGTGCCAGCTAATAGGGTATCCATCATTAATGACACGCTCAACAATCACCCGATCACAAGGCGGCTCACAAATATCCGGGTGCTGATTGCGACCATCACCAAGCCATGCGCCCAATGTGTACGGCTCAACAGGCAGTTTCTTATATTCTCCCTCGACAAAATTTTTGAACGGAACCTGATAACAGAATCTTATGCCATCTTTTGTATCGGTAACATAATCCTCCATCATCCGCTTGGTTTCGACCACATCAAATCCGTTCTTATGGCGGTTAAAGACCGGCCACTCGTGGTTTTCGTGGCAGTCAATGTATGTGCCGTCAGAAAAATGGCAACGCATATCAAGCTGGCACTTAGGCGAAACGGCCAGAACCTTTACAAACTGACCTTTCGGGCTGATGACTTCATCGCCAACCTGTAAATCGCCGTGATTCTTCCAGCCGTTTCGTGTAAGAATCGGCGTGTCATCGCTCAAAGCTTTGCCAACGCGAGCGGGTAGACTAACTCCTAAGAAGTCAATCCGCTTATAAAACAAGTCCTCAAGGTCATCTGCCAGCACTTTCAGAACCCTGCGCCTCGGCTGGTAGAATTTCTTCTCCGGCGCACGATTCCATTCAAGGTAGATGCAATAGCTGTCGAACACATCTTTTGCTTCAAACAGGTACGTCCGGCCGATAATGTCATAGACCTTCGCCACGTCCTCGCCTGTTTTCATCTTACCCATCATGGCTGCGCAGACGGAACGCAGTTCGCCAGAGTATTTGTAGGCATCGAACCGCTTGTCTTGCGGCAGAGCATCTCTCAGGTTCACCACCGCCTGAAACCAGTCCTCGTAGACCTGCGCTTCTGTCGGATTCTGCTTTGCATATGCTTTGATGCTGTCAATGATGGCGATACACTGTTTTGACTGCATAAAAAAATAGGCACCCCCTACCTGAAAATGTAAAGAGTGCCTACAACTGCACAAAAATCAAATATTCGGTTTTATTCTAGGTTGCGAACAATGTCAACTGAAAACGCCAGCTAGCACAATGCTAATCGCCCCTGCGACAACGCTTGTCAGAACGCCGCAAGCAAAGCCTATTGCACGTTCTTTCCACTGTTCAATCTTTTCCAGCTTGTGGATTTTCTTATAGTTCCTAGCACGTTCCAACAGCCAGAACGCCGTGTGCTGCGTATCGCCCCAGCGTATCAATCCATCGTTGGCAAGAGATTCAAGAACGAACTGTGCCGTGAAATCCAGCTTGTCTTGCAGGGCTTTTACGGAATAGAATCCATTCGGAAGGTCTGGCTCATAGGTGTTCAGCGTGTCGATCAGATGCTTCATGTTGTCACTGAGTATCACAAAACGCACCTCGCAACCACAACTACGATAAAGAACCCGGTAAGCAATCCAACGACTGCCCCTGCAAGCCAGTCATACGAGTTTCTGTTGTTCCACTTATCCATAGGCTCTTACTCCTTTCACCTGTTCTGTTCAGCAATCCGATACCATGTCTGGCGGGTCACGCCAAGCTGTTTGGCAGCGTCCGTGACCGTCAAAAGATTTTGCGAAACCTTTTCGTAAAGTTCCTTATACAAAGAAAAATTATAAGATGTGGGTTTTCTACCCTTATATTTTCCAGCGGCTTTCGCCTTTGCGATTCCATCAAGAAATCTTCTCTTATATTCGGTTTTATCTTCTTCTGCGTCAATAATCGGGTAACCCTTTTCCTTCAGCTTATATTTTGTCGAAATCTCCATTGCTCTTGCAACATCTCTAGGCAATTCATCAGAGATTTTGAGAGTGACGCATTCGTACTTATCTAAAAACTGTTTGAACGCCTCGCTCCTCTTGTTAATGTCTTTGTATCTTCCTTTTCTGCCCATGCCAACATAAAATGGCGTGAGTTCTTTGCGTTCAATGAAAAACCAGATATACACGCAATAATGCTTTTCATCTTCTGACAAATTTTCCATTTGCTTTTCAAAGTCCATATTTTTTCCTTTGTTATTGCGGACTTCCCGAAGAAATGATATAATGCTTCTGCTACCATTTCTTTCTGTTTTGAGAATGGTGGTGGTCACTTTGGCGGTAGTTCTGTGGTGGGGCTACCGCCTTTTCTATTAAAAACTGCAATCGCAATTTTTACAAAATAGGTTCCTGCTTTCCTTTTACCCATTCATCACTTTTACCGTAACGGTAATAGCCCTCATAGGTCTTTCTGTTTCCAAGAATGGATTGAATTGTGCTAGAGGTAAACGGCTTTCCGTTTCTTCCGCAGTAGCCTTCTTCATTCAATCTGTCTGCTACGCCACGAATTGTATTGCCAGCATCACGCAATTCAAAAGCACGCCGAACGATTATTGCTTCATCTTCTTTAATTGAAAGTTCACCGTCCTTAACTTCGTATCCCATCGGAGCCTTTCCACCGCTATAGCCGCCGCTTGCAGCCTTAATGGCTCTGCCGCTAGAAGTCCTTTTCGTGATGTTCTCACGCTCCATTTGAGCACAGCAAAGGGTAAACGCTTCAAGCATTGTAGAAAAAACTCCCATTTTCCCAAAATCTTCCGCAACGCTAATAAGAGAAATCTCTTTTTTGAGCAGAAGCATCTTGTAATAATAATAAACGTTGATGTCTCTTGCAACTCGATCGCTTTTTGCAACAACAACCGCTTCATACGGAGGATTAGAAACATCGCCATACACGATACTGTCAAATCCCGGCCTTTCCTTTGCACCGGATTCACCAGCATCAGTAAACCACTTGATGATATTCATATCATTCTTGCGGCAGTATTCTTCGATTTGCTCTTTCTGGGCTTCCATTCCGAATTTATCTTCGCCACATTGCCCATCTGTGGAAACTCTGACATACGCAGCCACATTTTTCATTTTTACCAGCTCTCTTTCTTGACCCCATTATACATCATGTACGTTTAATCGTCAAGAGAAAGTTTGCGTATTTTTGAATTTTTACTATCAATAGGGTGGTCAAACGGCTGTAAACTTTTTCGTTGCTTTACAAACTGTATACTTGAATAGTAGCCTTACGAATTATCGAAAAATATCTTTTGAGTTACTATCACTAGGGTAAACTAATCCGTTTACGGGAGCACTATCAAATAACGTAAATTTACGTTATAATGAGTAAAAATCAGAAATATCTGATGCAGATTATACAAATTGGGCTGTTGACAACTATATACCAAGCGTCTATAATCTAAAACAGCAGAACACACGATGAATCAGCCAGCAATGGTAGATTTATCCTTTGTGGCATAAAAAATAGGCCATCAGCACGACCGACCAAAGTAGCACTGACGACCTATTCCACCACAAAACAGAAGCTGCGCAATCAAGGGCGCAGTCTCGGTTTCTGTCAATTATTATAGCAGAAGCTGTCTACTTCTGCAATAGAAAGGAGCAAAAAAACATGAACTTTCCCACGACAACCGAAGAATTTCTGAAAACCCTCTCACACGGCAAAGAACCGACCAGCGAGGACATGGAGTACGCAGAAGCGCTGGGTAAGCTGTCCGAACTGAACTACCGGGCAGGGTACGAAGCGGGAGTAGCCAATAAGAACGGCAAAATCTGATGTCAGCACTAGTGAACACAATATCTAGTGTATTTTTGATTGACATTCAGATATTTTGCAGTTACACTTATTGCACAGCAAAACGAAAGGGGGTGAATATGTATGAGTAGTCCTTACGCAGAGCGTTACGGTCACACCGTTACCATCAGCGTGACGGAGCGGCAGTTTGCAAGCTTGCAGGAATACTGCATCAAGAACCGGGTCTCAATCTCCGCTGCGTTCCGTGAAGCGTTCTTTACGCTACATCCGATGGATTCCACCGATGAAAACGAAAAATGATACGCTCGCTAAAGTTACCAGCCACAGCGAACGTATCATCAAAACCACTGGAACAAGCTGTTCCAGCTTTATTATAGCAGGAATTGGCTTGTTCCGCAAGAACCATAGGAGTTTTTATGGAACAAAAAGTTAAATATGCTATCAATCTTATCAGCGAAAACGGGCAGGCTGTCGTTTCAAGCCGTGAAGTGGCAGAGAACTTTGGAAAAGAACATCGGAACGTCATGCGAGATGTAGAAAACATCATGTCACAGGGTGTGCTCAAAAATGAGCAGACCCCCATGTTCTACAAAACCGAGTACACCCACGAGCAGAACGGTCAGACATATCCCATGTATCTGATGAACCGTGACGGCTTCACCCTGCTGGCTATGGGCTTCACCGGCAAAGAAGCCCTTGAATGGAAACTCAAGTACATTGACGCTTTCAATCAGATGGAGCAGAAGCTTACCAACCCGGAGCCTGAATCGACAGAGATGCTGTTGAGCCGTGCTCTGATTGCTGCCAACAGTGTTATCGACACGGAGCGCAAGAAAGTAAAGGCTCTGGAAGCGGAAAACGCCAAGATGAAGCCGGATTCTGACTACGCAAAGGCGATGCTGCTTTCCGATGAAAGCCTGACTACAACGCAGATTGCCATGAACTACGGCATGAGCGCACGAAAGCTGAACCAGATTCTTAGAGGGCTTGGCATCCAACATACTGTGAACAAACAGTGGATTCCTTATCAGAAGTATCTTGGCAACGGATACGTTGTTGGGCATCCGATCGAGCTGCCGAACGGAAAAACGAAAGAGGTTACCCGCTGGACAAGAGCTGGTCAGAAGTTCATTTACAGCAAGCTCAAAGAAGCGGGCTATCTGCCTGTTGGCGAGCAAATCAGAATGGAGACGTGCTGATGGACTGCTCGGAAGAAATGTTTCGGCTACAAGCTGAGAATGAAGAGCACAAAGCCGTTTTAGAAAAAAGCCATGAAATCCTTAATCAGGCATTAGAAATCATCATGCCAGAGGATAAGCGGTCAAGAGAAGTTGTAAGTGCAGCGCTAGCAACGTCCGTACAACATTTTTGCGAGGACAGCTATTCAATGGGATACAATGATTGTTTGCTCGACATTCTCAGGGAAAAGGAAGAAGTCAGCGCTCCTATCATGTTTCCAACACTTAAATCGTAAATAGCCCATAAGAAAAGCCAGTGGTTAGAGAACATCTAGCCGCTGGCTTTTTGTGTTATAGGTCAATCCTGCAAAGCAATGACTTCGTAGGAACTATATCCAACAAAACCGGACGATGGGTAAAGTTCAAATGTTGTCGTTTGCCCAGACGGAAGTGCATCGGTTATGTATGTGTAATCGCCACCCACAGGAACTTCGTTTCCTTCGGTGTCTTTCATTTTATAAATGACGATAACTTTTATCCAGTTGCTCGTGAACTGGCTATTGTTTGTAATTTGACCTGTGTAACGCAGATCGTACCCAGAGCCACGTTTAGAAACATTGGTAACGGAAAGCTCACCAGCACGAATAACCTGATTGGATGCGCTCGCTTTATGGAAATTCCACTCATCCGCACTAATGGTGTATTCCATTCTGGCCGGAGCAATGCCTTCAGAATCAAACGACACATATCCAGCGTACCAATAAGAGTCTCCCTCTGCAATCCAGTCAAGGGTTTGTTCATCGGTTTTTAATACTGAACCGTCAGAACCGAAAACAGAGGCCTTTAGAGATACAAAATCAACGGCGTAATCGGGGTACGTATTCTCAACCAGTACAGCGTAGTAGACATAGTATCTCGTTTTTCCGTATTCGTACTTGGTTTCAAGGTGACTATGAGATTCCTTAATTTTAACAGTTCCTTCTTCGTTAGTTTCTTCTAGTTGAGCAGGGGATGCAATCTCATCCGGCTTTTCGACAGCTATCGCACATAAAGGCGACATTAAAACTACGACCGCTATCAGAGCCGCCGCAATGATCCTCTTTCTCATTTTTGATTCTTCCTTTCTTTGGCGTATAGCCTTTAGCTGATTATAGCACAATCTAGGTTCCGAAAGGGGCCTTTTTGTATTTTTCGGAATTTTTGGCGACTTGCACAATCGGATGGGTTTCGTTTTGTGAAGGTGGGGTGGGTGTTGGCAAGGGGAACCCCGAAAACGGCCTTTTTCTTTGAAAAATTTTATCGCGGGCATGACCTGCCCCACCCCCCGGCGTTCCCTGTATACCCCGCCGGTGGCCCCCACCCCATCCAGCGCACCCGGACGGCCTGCACATCACAGGTAGCGGCGTGGGGGCTGGAGGGCGCGGAGCGTACAACGCCTGTATGTTGCACACGCAACGTTTTTATGCGCTTGTACGTTTAATCTTGAATATACTATTGACTTGTACGTTTAATCATGTATAATAGTAAATGTACAGAGGATGTACACCACCACACCACCACAAAACAGGAGGACAAAACCATGAAACAGACCATCGACTATACCGCACTCACGAAAACAATCCGCGCCGAACTCAACGCCCGCCACGATCGCAGCGCATGGGATAAGGCCGTCACGTTGTACGCTCTCGACCTGCTGGAAGATATTCAGTGGAGCGCCAACGACGCGGAGCGCCTGCCTCTTGACGGCGAAGAGCTTGAACGGTGGGCGCTCAACGATGCAAGCTGCTGGGAGCAGTACAGCAACGGCGGCTGCTCCCTGTGCTATAACGCAGACATTGCCGCCCGTGTCTGCACCCCGTCCGAACTCAAGCGCAAACACGGCGGAACATATGAGCCCAACAGCTTCGAAACGTGGCTTGACGTGCAAGCCCGCGCACTGTACCAGGCTTGCAACCGTATCCGCACCATCTGCCGCGCCAGCGGCCTGTATTGCAAGGGGGTGCAGTAATATGCTGGCACTTGATGCAACCCAGTGGGCGGCCCTCTGGTATGTGGGCGGTATGATTTCCGGTTTTCTCCTCTGTCTGGTCTGGCTCAACAATCGGGCGGAGCAGTAAGGAGGTAAGACAATGACAAAAGCATTTCGTGCAAAGCTGCTTAAAGCTGGCGCATTAGATACTGCAAAATATCGGTATGCTGTATATCACGGCCACGCCTACGACGTTATTAAGCGAATTAAAAAAACTGAAATCCGTTCTTGGAACGCCGAAAATGACGAATATTGGGAATCTGTAGAATACATTTGCTATTAAATGAGGTGTAAAAAATGACTGATTTTGAACAGAAAGTGAACGAATACAGGGAGAATAAACGCTTGATGGAAGAGCTTGAATCCATCAACGATGCAATCAAGGCCGATATAATTGCAATGATGCACGGCGCTCCTGAAATGGTACAGGGTACTGCAAAGGCCATTTATAAGGACGTGCAGACCGTCCGACTTGATAGCAAGCTTTTACAGGCAGCGCACCCGGATATTTATGCTGAATGTAGCAAGCGCACCACATACAAACGGTTTAGCGTTGTATAAGGGGGTGCGACAAGTGATATTTTCCGGCGTCCTGTTTATTTTTTGGTTTTTTAGTGCCTTGTTTAAGGCATCTAAGTAAGGAGGTTTTACGTTATGACTACCAGCAATAAGGGCTTTGATATTATGACCGGACTATATACCACCCGCTACTATGCACGCAAGGCTTGCCCCGGTGACTGTGTTGTTGTCAAGGTTGACGGCGGCTATATGATTATGACCGCCTCCAATTATAACATTTGGCGCTGTCAACGCTGACCTTCTTCCCATTCCCACCCCGCCCACGCTGGCGGGGCTTTTCTTTTGCCTTGCATCCGCTGAGGGTGCAGGGCTTTTATTTTGTCCTGCTACAATACAGCCACGCACAGACGTCTACAGCGCGTTTTGTGCCGTCTATGCAAACTATACCGCCCACGCAGCAAAACAGCGCACAGGGCTTTGCAGGCGCTTTTCCTGTGATTTGCCCCGTTCTACCGCTGCAAATACCAGACCGACACAAGCGGCTATAATACCACCTGCCCCGCGCTGGAATGCACACACAGCGCCCGGACGGCCTGCACCGATACCAGATACCACAACCACGCCGGACGCTGTACAGCTCAGCACAGACCGCCTATTATAATAAGGTATATAAGAGGGTGCAACATATCGCAGACCATGCCAGCCCGGCTGGGTCAGCTCCTACCGTCTGCGGATCGCTGGCAAGTGCTGCACCCGGTGCACCTGCTGAGGGGTCAGCCCGGCGGCTTGCAATCTGGCACCGGTCAGCGGTCAGGGCGCACCGGGTCAGCCCGGCGCCCTCTACCCGGCGGGGCAGTTCAGCAGCAGGGGCGTGGCGGGCGGCGCGGAACCATTGGCGGCTCTCGCCGCAACTCTTTTCGGGCTTTCGCCCGATAGCTAATAGAGGTCAGCAATAGTCGTAGCCAATAGTCGTAGTTTTCCCTGACAAATAGTCGTGGAATAGTCGTAAAGTCGTCAGATGACTAGCTTTTGAAAGTCCTATATATCGTATAGTAACGTACTGTCCGCTGATAGTCGTAGAGTAATAGTCGTAGCGTTTTCTTGCGAACCATCGTCAAATAATCGTGTATTTTTTGCGTGAAATAGTCGTTCGCCTTTTAGGAAAAAAGAGGTGCGATAGTCGCTAAGTCGTCCGACCACCCCAAAAATCACCTCTCGTTCCAATTTCGCATAATATATTCCTCCGCTAGTTATATCTATTTCGTATAATAACCGTACTTATTATAGTATACAGATATAGTTACTCCCAATAATCACGGATTATTTCGTATAATAACTCGTACCATCCGATTCTGTCTGTTCCTGCTTGATTTAATTCCCAGTAACGCACTATGGCATCTCGTTCAATCCATAGTATTCTGCTAGGAATAGTTAATGCAACATTTCTACATATTCAACTGACTACAAAACGAAGTCAATTCTCCATGTGAAATAGTCGTAGACCATCCACCAGTCAGAACCTCACGCCAGTTTTCGCCTATGGTCTGCTCTGCTGGCTAACGGTGTAGCTTTAGAGATAGAATAGAGGGTTGTAGGGGGAAAGAACCAGCTTGCAATTTCGCATAACTGTTATTTATTCATTTTTGAACTATTGTAGCACACCCGGCTCCGTCAACGCGCGCGCTTGCGCATATAACGCCCGCGGACGCGCTAAACACACGGGGAGGGAAAGGGGGAGCACGGAAGATGTTAGGGGGATTATAGGGGGTAATAGGGGTTGTAGCTGTCTCTTATACACATCTCCGAGCCCACGAGACGGACTCCTATCTCGTAT